ATGTTTATCTCTATATAGTTTATATTTTGGCGTTGGTGGTGCCGACGATACTTTGGCTACTACTGTTGGAGCAATAGCCAAACCAAATAATGTTCCAAAAAATGTTCTACGGTTCATAATTAAAATTTCCTTTCCTTCTCCATTCTGCGGAGTGTTTGCTCGGGTGTTTCATTTGGTAGCATTTCATATGAACAGCCAATCGTTCCACCTTTCCAAGATCCAGTTCTTTCGCCCACTTCATCATCAAATCTTACATCTAATGTAGTGCTGACCTTTTTCATCCAAGGAACACATCTTACAGCCCAAGTTCTACGTTCAATATGACAAGTTGCCTTGCGGTTTTGCACAGTGCCATTCTTTAGGACATATGTATAATCGTATGTCTTGGCATTTTTGCTTACCCAAGCTTCGGTTTCCTTATACCATTTATCCCAATCTCTTTTACCAGCCTCTTCTTTACATACTGTATTCATATCCCAATCAAGCAGTTCAGTACGCTTCCATTTATATGTCCAAGGCATATCGATGGTCAATGATTTATTATGAAATTGAAATACGGTTGCTTCCCAGTTGTTAAGATCGGGATAAAGATAAAAACCGTAATTATGTTCTTCTCTGGAACTTTGGGCTGCTTCTACTCCAAACGATGGTGTACGAATATAAAATGTTATAAAATATAAACTGATGATCAGTTTGGGCTCATAACAATAATGAGGACCATTCCATCTAAACGAGATGTCTTTAGTCAATAGAGCAATTTCACCCCAAGAAAATCTATATGAACGATCTCTACCGCCGTAGTTATGCTCATAACCGATTAGTTTTAAAAATTTGTTCATAATCAATCCAATCTGATTGTTGAGCCCTTGAACCAAATACCCTTGCTTACATTGCCGGACACTTTGGTTCCGTTTGGAGCAGTTGCTTCAAATCCAGTATTAAAATATTCCTGTGTGCCATTGAACCATCTGTAGCCAGTAATCTTGATATTTGTAAATCCATTCGCCTGTAATACTCTGGTCGCACCTTCTGAATCAACAGCAATCACAGGAGCAAATACTGTCATACCGACACCAACAGCGAACAAAATCAATACAAATACTACTCCAAGTGTTTCCTTATTATTAGTTTTCATAACTTATTCATCCAACAGTTGTAACGCTTCATTGATTTGCTTACGCACTTCTTGCGCCATATCATCTGCTGTATTGAATGTAGGACCGTGCTTGAGATGATTTCTAAGCATATAATCAATATCGTGTAAAGCAGCCCAAGCATCATTTGCGTGAATAGCACGAAGATGCTCGCTGCGTTCTTCTGGCAGATTAAACTCTAATGTTGCTTTCATAGTTGTAGATTTTTAGCAGCTTGCCAAGGATAATGCCACGGCTGTTTTTCACTGTCAATGTTTTTGATCCATTCTTTCGCAAGTTCTATATTGCTAAACTGCTTGGCACTGCCACACAATCCAAGAATCATATTTCTTGCATCTTCTTCAGTTGAACCTTCCCAACTATCGCACCCAGAGCAACTTCCATAATAATCAGTCATTATAACAACTTCTCCATTATGAAACTTATATGCAATAGCAATAGTTCCCTGCCAATCACCTTCATTCCACCATCCGATCACTTCGGCATTTTTACCAAAGATATTACGCATCACATCCTCGTGACCACCAGCATAACGAGGTTGTGACAATACATGCGGCCAATCAATATAATCTTCAAGAATAAGAGACATACGAAACACTGTGCCCGATTTGTATAGAATGTCAATAACTTTTCTCACTTTTTTCTCACTTTTATACAACTGCTTTATATTTATTGATATATGGGAAGAAAGAAAAAATACAAAACATTAGAAGAAAAACTGGTCGCTGACCGTGAAAAGGCTATGCGTTATTACTTCAACAATCAAGAGGTTATAAAGAAAAAGAACTTGAGGAGGTATTATGAAAACAAGCGGAATATACAAGATAGTCAATAAGATAGACGGCAAATGCTACATTGGTAGTTCTCAAAACATATTGGGAACTACATACAAACAAGGCAGATTTTATGCCCATAAAAGAATGCTCAAGTTGCGAATACATCATTGTGTTCATTTACAAAGAGCATATGACATATACGGAATAAATAATTTTGATTTCATTATTGTCGAGGAAGCTCGTCCAGAAGATTTGGTACAGGTGGAACAAAAATATTTGGACGAAGCCAGACGAAACCCATCAATGTATTATAACTGCTCGTATGATTCAGGCAGAATTACTATGACTCCGGAAATTATTTCAAAAATAAGAGCATCAAATCAAGCGTATCAATCTAAAAAAATATGGACAGCCGAAGAGCGTGCAAAAATGTCAAGAAAAGGTAAAAACCATCCAATGTATGGAAAAAAACACACAGATGCTAGCAAAAGAAAAAACAGTGAATCTAACAAAATTGCACAATCTGGAGAAAATAATTCCCGCTTTAACCCCACAGTTCGTTCTTTCTATAATAGAATATCAAACGAATCGTTTGTCGGAACCAGATACGCTTTTATAAAAAAATACAACTTGTGTGGAGGAAATGTTTCTGCCCTAATAAACAACAAAGCAAAAAGTGTAAAAGGATGGATTATTCGAGGAATAAATGAAATTCAGGAATGCTGATAAACAAAAATAAAACAATACAAGAAATGGATACTGATTACTTCGTAGGGTCGCAATTCTCAATATCCACTCTGGCGTAATTTGGGATTTGGAGACCTGTGAGCCCGTTGTATTGAAACTTCACCTCTCGCCCAATCCACTTGTTCTTTTCCTTTAGGAATTTAGCACCTTGCTCCATCGTTCCCTTGAAAGTGGCATCAAAAATCTTGCCATTCCAGTTGAGCGTGATGATCTTACCAGTTCCAGCCCAGTTGCCTTTTCCTTCCGTAATTTCAACAATGGTAGCCTCATCATCTTCCAACGGCTTCCACTTCAAAAGATACGAACTGCGTTTGTGTTCGTATGGCGAACTTGGCACACGCACAATGACACCTTCCTGACCATCATCGACATACTTGTTGAAAATGGCACGAACCTCATCAAGAGAATGAGCCATTTCAGTTTCAACGGCACGATAATACTTGCTATATTTCGGAAGAAGTTCATCAAGACGAGCCTTACGAACAGAATACTTGTTACAAGCATCGGTGGCGGTGCCAATGTTATAACAATCATAAATATAGAACCTCACCATCTCTTCACTCTTCTTCAAGTCAGCATCAGTAATCTTCTTTGTCTTACGAACAATACTCATCAACTCGTTCAGTTTCTGGCGATAATCATACGAGAACAATTCGCCATCAAGAACGGCTTCTGGATAATCAGCGAAGAACTTTTCCAAGTCCTTGGCGATATGTGGAATTGAAATATACTCCTCGCCCTTTCTGGTGGTAAGACGAACACGTTCACCATCATATGTTGCTACACAACGAGCACCATTGTATTTATTCTGTACAAATACTCCCTCGTCCCAGTCAATTTTATCAAGTCGGTCCTCAAAGTTCTTCGCCAACATCGGTTCTACGAATGAAGTAGAACTGTCAATCTTGGTTACATCGGTTGTATAACCCAGCTTGACCTTCTTGTCCCACTTGGCTTGAGCCTCGCTAACAGCCTGTTCATCGGCAGTCGTAGCATTAGCACGCCCAACATTCTTGGGTTCGCATACAGTCCATTCACTCAAGACCTTCTTGCCATCTGTCTGACCAGACTCGACGCGGAACTTGTTGCCATCAATCTGCACGGTCCATTGCTGAACAGCACCAGTAGAAGTACGAGAGAACAATGTTGGGAGTGATTTCATACTGTATAGAGTGACAGGTTTTTATAGAAAGTCAAGAGTTATTTACGCTTTAATCCAATAGATTCAAGATAACCTCCGTGTACTTCAGAATATTCGCCTTCAAGTTTCTTGTATTTCTTTCGGAGATTATAGTAACGCTTTTTCCAATTTGTTTTCTTCTTGGTTTTCATATTATACCTTCTTCTTTAGCGGTTTGCGTACCCATTCTCCACCCACCCAAACCAGCCGCTGATTGTTCTTCTTGGCTCGTTCAACATCACGCCAATCGGGTTCGGGAATAGGATACATAATGTGTTTGGCTTCTTTCATGCCCATTCCAAGCCGCTTGGCAATCTCTCTAAATCCCATCTTATGATCAAGATGAAGATGCTCAATCATGAGCTTGAGAGCATATGCATTTGCTTCTCGTTTAGCTTCGTGTCCAGCACCCGATGCAGTGCTGTAAAGATTATATAGCGTTGCTTCGTCCATAATGGATATACTATGACTATTTTTTATAGAAAGTCAAGAACAATTTACCGCAAGCATATTCGCTCGCACAGCTTCCCACTCGGCATTCTTCTCAGCAATCAGCTTCAGAGCTTCTTCTTCACTATCAACGAATACCGTGTATTTGGCGAAAAAAGCATCGTTCACAAAATATGTGATTCCCTGCATAGTGATATAACTATCACGATTGTTAGTGACAATTAGCGGTACAAACTCCTTATATTGACTTGCCCAACGGAAGTGGGCTTGCATAGTGCCATCGGCAGAAGGAAACGAATAAATGTTTCCGAAACCCTCTTGGATGAAGTAACGTAGTGGATCTTTCATAATTTAGAAAGATACTCTAACTACGTTTTATAGAAAGTCAAGACTTTATTTCAAAGATCGAAGAATTCACTTTCCTCGATTTTTAAATTACTAATCCAGATTTCTTCACCCACAACTGGATCTTTTTTTGGTTTTCTAAATGTCCACTTTTTAACATCAACTTTAAGTTTTAGTTTATTTGCTGTATTTCGGATGGATTCGATATTTTTTGTGATGAAAAGAAATCTTGCTCCGGAGTCATTGACATTCTTTAAATAATCGATATTGAGTTTCAATATTTCATCGTCTTCTATTCTATAGCAAGCGTTATTATTTGTCTCCGGATACGGAGGATCGCAGAAAACAAAATCATTTTTTCCAATTAAAATTGAAAATGCGTTGTCATAGGTTATTGTATTTTTCATTCTTGGTGCATAGAATTTTATTCTATCGACGACGGTTGTTCTTGCATACCTGTCCGCGACCATCCAGCCTCCCATCCCAAAAAACCTATTTCTATTCAAATATAGAAAACGCATTCCTTTCTCATTTTTTGAGAGACTTGCGTCTGGCTTCATATATTTTTTAAAAGTGTCTTTGTCTTTTTTTGCTGGTAAATTTTTTATGATGTAATCGGAGTTATCTCGCATAACATCATATGTGGATATGAGATCACGATTGATATCAGCTATCTTGCAGTGCTTTTTTTCATCATCGTTCAATACTCTGAAATACGTCGCGCCTCCGCCGACAAACGGTTCAATATAATACTCATAATCTTTTGGGATATATTTTTTTATATCTTTCCAATTCTTGTCCTTGCTTCCTGCCCACATAAAAGGTGTTTTATGTTTAATCATTTATTATAAATATTTGATTCTTTCATCATTTTTAAAAATGATTTTCTACCTTTGTCTGCACTTTTTCCTAATTTACCTTGCTTATACAAATCCCAAACAAGAATTGATGGGATATTGAATACATTAACAATTCCATTTCGCAAGTCAATCTGATTGATATCCGCAATCATAAAATAGTCAACTTTAGATATTTTGTGTTCGTAAAATTTATTTTCGTCAAACCGTCTTCCATCACCGATTTGATTGCTTGGGCGGAACATTACTTTATTGGTGAGACAGCGAACTTCTGCTTTTTTATTTTCTGGATCTATTACATCATAAGGATCTCCCTCGGAGACAGCTTTTTTATAGCCTTCCAATTTAGAAATTCTTTTTTCAATAATCATCGAAATACGACGACCATCCATATAAACTTCTACCCATTCGTCTATGCTTAGACCCATACCTTCTGCTGCCAACGGCACATTAAATTCGATTTTAATCATGAATATATCAAGTTATGATGAAATAGTTTTGATGGAAGTCAAGACTTAATTTGCTCTTCCAGATATTCTTTAAGTTCGATCAGGTCTTTCTTTTCAAGAATAACCTCATCTCCATATGGTCTTCCAGTCTTCAAGATATGCCAGATACAACGCAGACGATATCTCCAAGAGTTTTCTACGGCATATCCACGTTGCCAGAATGAAACATACCACATTTGGTCTTCGTGATCTTTTTCAAAATGAAGTTCGTGAGTGTGACACCCACAAGTGATGTGTAGTTCGTTATCTTTTTTCATAAATTTCTTTTGATAAAATCACGCGAATGACTCAACTTTCCCATAGCTTCCAATTGCTTTCCTTCGCAGAATCTGCGATGCATATATGTAAGCTCTTTAGTTGTTTTGCTTGTCAATAATGTAATTGTAAATCCCTGTGAATTAAGATGCTCAATCATAGTGGATCGGTTTAGCGTTTTGATCTTGTCCAATTTTGGTCTGAATGATCTCATATTAGTCAAAAAATCCGCCCCAAATCAATAACGCAACCAGAATCGCGTGACTGATGACGGTGACAAACACATTGTATTTGTCGGTTCTTGGCTGATCGTGCTTGGCAAGAACCACGCCGATATCAAGCGCAAACATCAATAGAATTAATACTTGTGGAATATGCATATAAATTATTCAGTTTCAGTTTCCTCTTCACGAACAAAGTTCAAAAATTGTTCATCCGAGTATTCTACTCCATTCTCATATCTGGCGGTATTATTCACAGGTCCAATCATCTGATAAAACACATCGTCTTCCTGATAATCGGCTTCATCCTTGGGACTAATCTCATACTCGGCATTTTGGCTGTTTTCATTATTCTTTTCTGGATAATACTCTGGGGTTCTTGGGTTGGTATCAGTATAAATCTTCAATCCAAGATTGTTTTTGTTCTGCATTATCCAATCACCAATTTCCTCGTTGGTCTTGCCATCCAGTTCAGGGAACTTGCTGGGATCAATGACCACATCTTCATATCCAGAAATTATCGTCATTTTCTGACAATATTCAAAACGCAATAGTTTTCTTTTATTCATGTCAAATTGTTCATTTCGCTGTCAGTAACAGATATGTTACCAACATCTTTTAGATTTACATCATGCATAGTATCGTATATGGTAACTACTCCATCTTCGATTACCATATAATGATTGCTATCTGTGTCCAATGCATAGTTGACGCTTAATGAACAATCAAAATTGCGATTGCTCTTGTAATAGTCGGTAATCGGGGCTTTGTATATGCCTCCACCTTGCTGTTGTATAAGAATCTGCGGAACCTTGTGTCTTGTATGACCAACAATCTGATTTATATACTTGACGGGAGCGAATGAATCCCAATCCACCCAGTTGATACCACCGTTCTTGTGCATTCCACCTCTGTCCCATCCAGCGGCAAACAACGGAGCATCTTTTCCATCCCTTGCCAGTTTGTCATTGGCAACAACAGCGTCTTTGAGTATCTCATCAACGACTTGTATTGAGTTTTCGCGCTGCTCCCCAACAGAAATTATTTTCCATTGGGCAGAACTCAGTCCGGCGTGAATGAACAGGAATCCAGCATCAATATGATACCAACTAAATTGAGCTTTGTGTTCTTCTTTCAGTATTTCATTGATGAACTTGTTTTTGCTGTCTCTATAACCAGAGCAACGAAATGCTGGATTATCATTATAGAAATACATTGTGTCGTGGTTGCCGATGAGCGGCACAATCTTCTTGTTTGGTAATACGGAGTCACGCAGCCACGCAGCAGTGTCCATTACTTCAAAATCACTATCACCCCAAGCATCAAAGTAGTCGCCTAACAAAATGCACTTGTCGTGTGGCACCTTATCTATAATAGATTGGGCACGTAGGTGTCGGTGGTGGATATCTGATAACACTAAAATTCGCATAAAAATACTATAGGGGGTACCTAAATTTTGTCAAGCCGCTTTTTCTTTATATAATCACTGTTTATAAACTCTTCCGGTGTCATAGAAGATTTCTTTTGATTGCAACTATGACAACAAACCACAAAGTTAGATGAGCTGAACGCATTGCCCCCGCTTGATTTGGGAATATAATGATCTACAGTGGCTTGCTCTCCTCTTTTGGTCGAATCGCGCTTCAGATTAGATTTTCTGCAATAGAAACAAGATAATGGCCCCTTCTTGGACTCTCTGGTCAAAAAGGCATTCTTTGACCTATTCCACCGTTTGCTTTCCATTGTGGAATAGGTTTTGTTCAGAAGCACAAGGTGTGCGTAACTCTGAATATGCACATCATCGTTATGGATGATGTGCTTCATACATTACTCTTCGTCTTCACCCGTGTCTTTTGAGTCGCAAAGCAACTGCTTTCTTTTTGGTGGCGACTTTACATCACCATTGGCAACTGCTGCGGAAGGCTTTCCCGTAGTTTCCCAGTTGATCTGGATGCTGTTCATATGCTTTTCCGGCATATACACCATACGGACACCATTATGGGCAAGGATGTCAACCACATCGCGCAGTTTCATATCCCGCAGTTTTTTTAGATTGCCTCCACCCGCTTGGGCACAGGCATTTTCCAGCATAAGATAAAAATCTTCGCGGCACAACTGTTGTTTGATATTGTCGTTCATAAATTTATATTAGGTCCAAAAAAAGTTTCTGTTGTTTACAATCCAAGTCAACCATTTTGTGTCGTTGTCTTCGATTTCCTTTTCAATACGATTCACTTCCTTGTATTTTTCTTCGTATGCAAGATCCTGCATTTCATCTGAAGGATATGCGCCTTCCATCTGCTTTTCGAGCGAAGGACGAATGTTTTTGATATAATCGTAGCATTCTTTCAGTTCCTTGGAGAATTTAGCGTGAATTTCACTCGACGCCTCGTAATCAGTATGATCAAAGCACTTTTCCTGTTCAACAAAATGTATCACCATCTTGAAGTTGATGTGAGGAATAAGCCATACCTTGTCCGACCAAGTGTTTGGTATTCCATCCATAAGCCATTTCTGCTTGGGAAAGATTTTGCAGGTAAAGTATTCGTAAAAGAAATAACTGACTCTGCGATATGTAAATCTGGCAAGAATGTGGTTTCTGATGAAGTATTGGATAGGATACTTTTTCTTGAAATACTCATCAATATTTTTCTGGTCTCTCATAGACAAAGAAAACAATGGCGTATTATACCAGAAATAACAGGCGTGTCGCTGTTTATATGATAACTTCAGATGCTCTTCCAATGTGGAAGCGGCGCTGTGCATATACAGCACATCCGTTGCCTTTTCCCACAAATCAACTATTCTGTCCTTAACTGTAGGTTTGTATTCTCCTTTTGGGAGAATTATTGCATGTGTTCGTTGTTCAAAGTTCATTTACTCTATAAGGGTTGACGAAATTCATATTGCTGCGCCTGTTATCTTGTATGGTGTTGTTATAATTATAACGCCCAGATAGGTGAGCAGCATATATATTTTTTGCACGAATACCTTGGCAGAAATCATATGCCTCGTCAAGTGTAAAATGGGTAGGATCGTCTCTGTCTTCCAAATTGAGGAAAGTGCAATCCATTATAATATCCTTTACGTCATATAATTGGTCGTAGTCCGGAATCTGATATGCATCAAGACAATATGCGAATAGATTGGCACGATATGTCTCATTAAAGTCGGAATTCTTCATTCCCTTACGAATAAAAGATGGAATGTCCAATCCTTGATACTCTTTCTTCAATCTTGTGCGATTTTCGTAAATGACATAACCAAGTGTGCTCTTGTTCTTCTGATGGCTCATATCAAAAGCACGCACAAATTGCTTGTTGCCAAGATCAACTTCAAAGCCAGCTGAAATAGGAACAAAATCGAGCTTGTAACGCAACCAGTTGCCATTACGCTTCTTGATAAAGTCAATAAGATCACCCATCAAGTAGTTATCACTTGGAAAATAGACTGTAAGAGGCTTATTAGCATCCATTGTGTCCTTGTTGCGGCTCATGCCTCTTCCAGCATTACGAGCGCCAATGATGGCAGGAAGACCAAAGACATGATCTCCGTGGTCGTGACCAATGAAAATATGCTCTATACCAGCAAGATAGTTGCCAATGCTTGTAGCAGCACCTTCACCCGCATCAAATAATATATTACGGGTTTTGTCGTGGCACCAGTTGCTGTAAAGTGCCTTGCTGAAAATAGAAATGTTGAGACCGTTATTCACAGCCTATACATTATTCAGTTTTTATATAATGTCAAGCGTCAATTAATGGTCAGGATTACATCATCCAATCCAACCAGCAGTGCATTCATATTATCCACCTGCGCCACTCTGAATCTCATTGTTTGACCGAGACAGTCTTGAAGGTAACTTGTGATGTCGAATGTCAATTTTTGATAATCGGAGAAAAGTGGGTCACTTTCTTGCGATGTATAAAAATTCACCAAAATACCATCAAGACTCGTAAGACTCAATGGATCCGCAACGGTATTCATTATGTCTATTGATGCAAATTGATTTGGCGGTGGTCCGCCAAGTCCAACAAAATCCATATTTGATCCAACCGCCCAAAAATCTGCGGTATTGTATACAGCATAGTAGAATGAGATGCTTGCGTTGTTCACAACGTGTGGAACAAAGAAGTCCTGATACAATACACTGGTGGTTGGACCACCTTGGTTTGTGAGAACCGCGTGATCTCCGGACGGAGGAGTAAATGCGCCTTCGTATGGATAATTTATAGAACCGCTGTATGTGTATACCTCGCCGCCACTTCCAGTTTCATACAATACAGTCCATCCATTCAATCCATCTTCGAAGCTTGGATTGATGAGCAATGATTGAACCGCAACTGGCTGGGCCAATAATGATCTATTTGAAACAAACGACCATCCTGTTTTTCCAGTGCCGCTTGTTTTGATCCAAGTTTCATTCTCTTGTTCAAATCCGATGATGTCTTCTGTCAATGAATTATACCATATTTCATTCTGGTATTTCAAGGCAAAGCGACGTTTGGTGATATCCAATATTGATACTTTTTCTCCCACCTTCAGTATGAATGTTTCTCCGCTACGAGAAAACATCGCTCCAACAGGAGCAGCCACCACATTTTCCGGACTTGATTCTTTGAGTATGTTAAACATGGATAAATTGGTTTATATCAACTTGTAGGTGATTTTTCCAGTTCCTTGATCAAGTGTTAGACCTGTTATTTTCGCCAAGTCGCTGTATTTTTCGCAATCCCAAGCGGTATCGCGTATATCACGAAGTTTTGCTCCGTTCTTTCCAGCGTCAAGTGTTTCATCCTTAAGATCAGCATTCTTTGGCAAATCTTCATCCTTGATTGGATTGATCACGAATGACACATTGTCTTTGGCGGTTATGACCCATCCATCAGACAGATTGAGGTCTTTGTATCTGTCGGTGTCTCTCAGATTTGCTATTGCCACTTCGAATCTTTTGCAAATCGCATCTCTTACGTTTTTTGGAATTTTGTTGTCCATATTAAATGGAGCCTTGTTCCAGTTGATTATTTGTGCGTCTATTTTCATAAATTTATATCAATTGATTGTTGTGGAATATTTTATTCTATTGTTAGGTTGTATGGCGGATTGACATAATTGTTCCATCCATCTGCGAAGATGGCATATTTCCCATCTCCATATACCATTGTGTTCCAGTAACTGTTTGTTCCTGTGCTGCCAAGTGTCCAGTTGATTCCATCGGTTGATGTTGCAATGTCCATTTGGTTATCTGAACCGTCTGCGAATACAATGAATTTTGTACCATCAAATATTACTCCTCGTGGATCAAAGTACGATGATGTGGAAATATAGTTATAATCCCAATCTATTCCATTTGCGCTTGTGATTACTGTTTGTTGGTCTCCTGTGGCAACAAATATTCCATTACCATATGCTATTCCAGCATTCCAGTCATCTGGCATATACGAAGAGGACCAGTTGGTTCCATCCGCAGAATACACTCCTTTTGGAGCCGTTGAAACAAGTCCAAGATTACCAGTATCACCGTATCCAACCACCCATAGTGTATTGTCTGTTTTTACAATCATTGATGCACGAGAAGCCATGTGCGCTTGTTTTGCGTCGGTTATGTTGGATACCGTCGGCGTGTTGTGATTTGTGTCATCTCCCGTTCCAAGTCTTCCGTTTTCGTTATACCCTATGCCATATGCTGTACCATCTTCTTTTACATATACAACACTGCTATTGTTTGCAGATACGCTTACAACTTCAGTATCAATCAATGTTGGGGTATTTCTGGCTGTGGTATCTCCTTGACCAAGCTGTCCGTGGCCATTGTATCCCATACCATACAAGTTTCCGTTGTTCTTGACATAAAATGCCGTGTTTCCACCAGCGGCACATAATCTCACACTTGTGTCAACGGATATAGGAGTATTGCTGTCGTTGTTTGTTCCGTCGCCAAGTTGACCCCAATTATTTTGTCCAATTGTATACAGAGTTCCGTCGGATTTGATATACATGCTGTATTCTTCACCAACTGCTGCTGATACAACATTTGTGTCCACTTGCACCGATTGAGTCACATAACTGTCTGATGTAATCCCAAGTTGACCGGATCCGTTGTATCCCATACCCCACAATGTATTGTCATTCTTGATATACAATGTGTTTTGACCATATTCATTTCCAAATGATTGAGAAACATTGGTGTCTATCTGTATAGGAGAAAATGCGCTGTTGAATGTACCGTTTCCAAGTTGACCAAACCCGTTGTATCCCATTCCCCAAAGCGTGCCATCATTTTTCACGAATGTGGTGTGATCATAACCAGCCGCGACGGTTTTCACATTGGTGGTTATAGGAAGGAATTTGGAGTAATGTCCAAAGTCCCCGTATCCTCCGAATCCAAGCTGGCCGTAGTCGTTTAATCCGCATCCATACAATGTTCCACTCTTCAGTGCCAATGAATGATCTCGGCCAGCGGCAAAAGCATCAACCGTCTGATTATTGAATGATTGACTGTATGAATACCACTCGTAATTGATATCGTAATCTCCCCACCATGTTCCAGCGACATATTTACCATCGCCATAGGCCAAGCAGCGGATGTAGTTGTTTGCTGGAGTGCTTTGTTCTGTCCAAGTATCTCCATCCGGAGATGTCACGATTCTTCTGTCTCCAGCAGCGACAAATTGTCCGCCGCCATATACAACGGCATTCAGTTCATGCCATTCTGTATTTATCAACGAGCCAGATGTCCATGTTATACCATCCGTCGATGTGAATGTTTCTGGTCTTCCATCGTTCCATCCATCTGATACTCCGGATACAGCAACATATTTTCCTGCTCCATAAGCGACACCGGATATACCTCCCTCGACGTTATCAATAGAACCTGTGTTCCAGATCTTTGCATCCGTTGAGTATCTTATCTGTGTATTTCCTTCTCCTCCACCAACGATGAATTTTCCACCGCCATACACGCTTCCTCTCCAACGATGTTCATCAAACTGATTGTCGTAATAATTGAACTTCGTCACGCCATCGGCTGTCCATCCAGTCAAAGGATTGGTGGAGAACATTCCGAATGGATATACTGGGCCTCCCATTTGAAAAAACCAGTTGTAGCCCATTCCATACAGCAGCTTGTTGGTTTTAACATACAATGAATGCTCGTTACCAGCAACTACCGATGAAACATCCGTGGCTATTTGCGTTGCAGGATATATATCGTACCAAGGATATACACCAAGTTCACCATCGCCGTTATATCCCATACCCCAAAGCGTGTTGTCATTCTTGATATACAATGTGTGAGAATCGCCACCTGTGATATATCTGACATTTGTGTCAACTTGCATTGGTGTATGAATGTGTTCTTCGACATCCGGATTTATTCCGATCTGCCCGTCCCAATTTCCTCCCATCATCCATAGGGTGTCATCATTCTTAATGTATCCACTGTGATATCCTCCCGCACCAACGGCTTTTACTCCCGTATCGATTTGGAATGGTTCATCCCAATTGTAAAATGGACTTATTTCACTTCCAAGTTGATTATCCCAGTTTTCTCCGATACCAAACAATACATCACTATTATTGATATACAGCAGATGATATCCGCCACCAGCAATCGCCTTGACACTTCCGGTAATTTGCATGAACACGTTTGTGCTAATGTTGAATGCGTCACCGGTTGCCCACACTGTTCCATCAGCCATTAACAATGCTGTGTAATATTCACCAACAGCAATATCTGTTATTGCACCAGAACCTGTGATATCTCCATCCAAAACATTCTGGGTCCAATCATTATAACTGTCGTTGGTGCCATTTCCAAATTGGCCATCGTAGCCATATCCTGCAAACCATAGCGTACCATCGTTTTTGAGCGCAGATGCAAACCATCCTTCACAACTTGCTCTGACAGTTTTGACATCCGTTAGTACGAGACTGGCGGTGTTTCTGTAATCTGTTGTTCCATTGCCTAATTCGCCATCGCTATTATATCCAGAAGCCCACAAATCTCCATTTGTCTTTAGGAAATAACTCTGATAATATCCTGCACCGACTGCGATAATATCTCCCATTATAGGATTGGTCTCATTCACTATGCTTACAAACGAATTTGCAGACGAGGCATATCTCCAACCAATGTCATTATTTCCATTTCCGGTCTTGACCCAAGTTTCGTTTGGTTTGGAGAATGATATATCACTTTCTTTCAAAGTAGGAAATCCGGCATCACTATAATGCGCTTGAACCAGCGACTTCTTCGAAATACTCAGTTCGCGCACACGACCATTATGAGAAACGTAGAATTTTTCTCCGTGTCTGATGAATCTTGCGCCTTTTGGGGCTTTCACGATGCCTTCTGGACTTGATCTGTCAAATTGTGCTGGTATATTGCTCATAGGTTGTATAATGATTATATTATAAATATAACCTATTAGATTAAAATTATGGGTTCTTTCCAACTTGCCAGTATGTTTTTCCGTTAAAACTTATAGTTGCTTGGGAACCATATGCCATACTATTTGCTGTTATATATGACCTTGATCCAGTAGCGGCATTCACAGTTCCTCCAGTATATGCGGATATTTTCAACAAGTTTGCTACTCTGTCTATTCTGCACGCAAAGCCGGGCGATCCTTCTTCCGCACCGGCGAAGAATAGTCCAACCAGCTTCCAAATTCCTCCTATTTTGGCATATACTCCAGATCCAGAGTCTCCACCCAACCCAACTACGGTTCCATCACTTTCTATTGCCAAACAATCTGAAAATAAAACGGCATCATTTCCCGCATCAGTATATCCAGAAACATAAAGCGAAGTTGATGTATTCGTTATTTGGACGACGCAACTACTGTATGTATCCGGACCTATTGGTCCAGTAGTTCTTCCGGACTTGAATACTTCTGTGCTTGTGGTTATGGCGTCTATTTCAGCCGTGCTTGCAAATGGTGGCGGCGTTCCTCCAAACGTTGCTCCAATAACATCCCAACTTCCGCTATCTACGATGGCATTACTGAGATTAACAATACCACAATCCACATAGTTTGATCCGGTGGATCTTAGTGGATATGCTCTTTTTGTTATTCCTATCAGATCGGTACTTTTATTTACTACTCCGCTATCCCACGAACTTTGCTGATACATGTTTATATTGTTGTAAGCGGCGTAGGTAGCTGGAAAGTTGTAATCATCCGAAAAAAACTTGGATGTGGATGGATTTGATCCACCAGGCGTAGCGCAAACGTGATTGTTTGTTAGTGCAACGAGTTTATTGTCGGTAGAATCCAATACCATAACTCCAAGAGTTCCTGCATTTACATATCCAGTCGGAGGAGTTGCTGCCATAGATACTCCACCTCTTAATGGACGAGTGGTGGCACGATTCACGCTAACTGGCGCAGTCACATTGGGTGGAACAGAATCATCTCCCACAGGATTACACACGGACAAAGACAGCGGTCCACCGTTTGCAGCATTGTTTTCTCCCAACTTTCTCATCGTGGCTGATGTGTATATTTTGGTTGGAACAACATAAACATCCGTGCTGTATTCAACGCCGTCAACATTTATCTTGGATGGTATTCTTTTTTCCTGCGGTATTTGATTCAAAGGAAGTTTTTTCTCGACTCCAAATCTGATGCACTTTTCTTCTGTATACTTTCCTTTGGAGTGCTTGCATCCATATGCAACCTGAACGGTGCCATATGCATTGTCAAGATGAAGATCTTCCACAACCTGTTTTAGTTTTTCCAGATTATTATTGTTATTCATAAGTGACGTATATTATTCCGCTTCCTATTCCTGTGGTTATTGGTGGAGGGTTTGATATCACAGGAGATTTTGTTCCCATATATTTCCATCCTGTCTTGTTGCTCTTGGATTTGGTTTTGACCCAGAGTTCTTGAGGCTTGGAGAAGAAAATGTCATACGAGTTGATCAAAGAAGAATATGCTATTCTTTTGAATTTTGCATCATTTGCCACAAACAATCTTTTTTGGATGTTCAGCGAGTTTATTCCTTTTGAGTTTATCAGGAAAAACGAATCGCCTCTTCTGAAAAAAGAATCGCCGGGATTTGCCGAAACAATGTTTTCCGGTGAAGAATATTCAAGTGTGAGTCTTATTCTCATAGTTAATAAATTCTGCTGTTCATGTTTATATATTTCTTAAATAGATGAAACTCCGTATCTAGATGATAAATAATTGTGTATTGCGGCTCTTGGTCCACTGTATGTTACAATGCTGTTCAACGAAGATGTATGACCTGTTAGATTACCCCTTGTAACAATTACTTCTGGAACAGTGCCTGTCCATCCTCTGTAATTTATCTTATTTGCTGCAAACTTGAAGTTTCCAGATCCGCTGTTTACATACGAGCCTGTATGATTGAAGTATACATAATAAGATCCTGTCGTGGATGTGACTTCCCAAACATATGCTCCATTTGTATTCGGTTCCGTATATGAGTTGTCTATTCTTGTCGTTCTGAAGCATCCCATATAAGATGTGCCTCCCAATCCCCACCAAGAGTCGGATGCTGCGCTTTCACCGTCATACAATGTATAAGCATCTTGATTCGAGCTTGCTTCACCAAGTATGAACAGTGATGCACCGTTTTTCATGTTTTGTGTATATGTCAAATCGACCGTTCCAAGATTTGCGCTGGCAAATGCAAGTGTCGGCTTGTAATTTATAGAAGCAGATCCAGCGGAAACAAATGTCGGCATGCTTGCATAAGAAGTTTGTGTATAATTGATATTGTTTCTAATATTATACCAAGTTGATACTTTATTACTTCCGCTGACTTTATATCCGCCCATAGCAGATACCCACAATACCGTATCATCAAACCATCCATTTGCCTTGGATGAAGATATCGCAGTAAACAACGAAGCAGAGTCTTGTATTACGCCGCCGTCGGCAGTGACTCTTGTAATATATTTGTCATATACTTGTTGTGCAGTAAATGTTGTTGGGTCGTATTTGGATTGCAGATAGTTATACACCTTTTCTCTGGTTCCAGTTGGATTGACTGGCGTATAACTTGCAAGAGAACTTGTAACTTGACCGCCAATATTTTTTCCGAATGCAAGGATTTCAGCGATACCTCCCTTGATAGATCTATCATTTCTGCCAGAATTATCGGAAATAATGTGATACGACCCAGAGTTATATGCATATGCTCCTTCCGTATATACTCTCTCTTTATTGATATTGACAATATATCCTGTAGAGTCGGCTGTTAGATCCCATATATTTGTACCAATGTTTGGAGTATACGCCGTGGTTCCAGCTATTCTAACCGATCTGAATGCACCCATAAAAAGGCTAGATCCGTTCAAATACCACCATTGATCCGTGTCTGTTCGGGTTGCATATAGAGAATATAGATTGTCAGGATATGTTTGTTCAGCAACTATAAACATCGTAGATCCACTAAAGAATGTGTTTGCAATATTTCCAAGTATCAGTGCACTTCCAGTATCTCCACCGGCACCATCGAATATCATCATTCTGTTACCATACAGACCATCGGATCCAGTGGTAGAAAGTCTAGGACATTGTGTAGATCCAAGAGATTGAGTGGCGTCTTGATTTCCAATGATATTGTACCATTTTACAACATAACTTCCAGACAACTTGTATCCGCCAGCTCCAGAGAACCAAAGAGAGGCGGAAGTATACCACCCATTGGATTTTGCAGTGCTAATCATTTCGATGATTGCATTTTGATCGGCAACGGTTCCCCCATCAGCCGTTACTCTGGCAAAATATGTATTAGCTTCCAAATTTGGATCTATAGGAGATATAGTTGGAGTTACAGTTATTGTTGGGGTTACTGATATTGTTGGTGTGTTGGTGGATGTTACTGTTGGGGTCGGTGTACTGGTGGATGTTACTGTCTGTGTCGGCGTAATGGTCGCAGTTGGGGTAAGAGTTGGAGTAGGAGTTAGACCAGGTGCCACCAAATCATATTTTTCTGACCATATAAGATATCCAAGACCATCAAGTGCTCGGACAAGTATACTCTGAATTCCAAATTGTCCCGTGTATGGATTTCTGACAAATCCAAGAGATCCTGTTACAACTGTTGCAACTGGCCCTCCCGATGTAAGAGATATTTGTTGACCGCTCGTGAAATATGGTTCTCCAAGAAAATCAATTGCAAAATATGGATTGTCGTCTGTGCTTCCTCCCGGCGTATCATATCTTCTGACCGTTGTAGCCATTTCGATATCCCACTTGTTTGTGGAATAATTTGGAGTAAATGTCGCATAACCGTTATAGTCATATTTGTAAATTGTATAACCAGTTCTGGCTGCGACGTAGTTCCAGTTAAGAGTGAATGGAACCATCTGTGTTGCTGTTGGAGTGACCGTGATAGTCGGCGTAATTGTAGGTGTCACACTTATGGTTGGTGTGATTGTTTGAGTAGGCGTATTTGTCGGTGTATATGATACCGTGGAAGTTGGTGTAGAAGTTGGAGTTGCGGTCGGAGTCTCACTTGGTATTGGCGTCTCAGTTGGTGTTGGAGTTTCCGTCGGAGTAGGTGTTTCAGTCGGCGTTGGAGTCTCGGTTGGTGTTGGAGTTTCCGTCGGAGTAGGTGTTTCTGTCGGGGTAGGTGTCGGTGTAGGAGAAGATCCGGCGGTCGGAGTTACCGATGCAGTTGGAGTTATTGTCGGCGTATTTGTCGGTGTAGGTGTAAGCGTGGAAGTGAGCGTCACCGTCGGTGTTGGCGTCGCCGTGCTGGATAAGGTAATACTTGGAGTTAAAGTTGGAGTTGGGGTCGGTGTTTCTGGGATCGATAATGCTCCTGGAGATTTTACTCCCATAAACTTCCAATTTTCTTTTCCATCTTCTCCAATTGCCCACAGTTCTCTTGGTTTGGAAAATCTTATTTCATACGAATCCAATGGTAAAGCAAACACATAATCTTTGTATTTTGGGTCATTGAAAATGAAAAGCTTTTTTGGTATTTCCAGTTTCTTAATACCATTTTGATTGATCAAATAGAATCTATCATCTTCTCTATAGAACAAATCACCAACCTTTGCAGAAACAATTCCTTCCGGGTTGGAATCTTGAAGAGTTAAAATTATGCGAAGTGTTGGCATTTTATTAATTAAGTATATGTCATGATCAAACGCACGATATTGCCAATGTCCAAGATGTCCCGACGCCGCCTTCGCAATTTGGTATCACTCGAACCCTAAGTGTTGTTGTTCCAGATGGAATGGTGACAGTAGGAGTATATGTGTTTGAAATGCATCCAGAATCCGCAATCGATACTCCGTTTGCATATAAGATCAGTCTATCTTTTTGCATGTATGCATTGAATGAAACATTTATGCTTCCTCCACCGACAAAATCACTCGTCACATCGTATGTTACATCATATCCCTCGTCCCCTCCGGAAGAATTAAGATTTAGAGAACAAAATCCGCCAGGAAAAGGAGTTCCAGATGGAGTCACCGTTGGAGTTGGAGTTGGTGGAGGTAAACTGGTGGTTGGTGTCGGAGTTACTGTCGGCGTCGGGGTTAGTGTTATGGTAGGACTTGGTGTTGGAGTTGGTGAGGCGGGTATTTCCACGGCAAATGGATTGCATACACATTGAAATCTCCAACCGGTGTTGTCCCCAGAATCAGTTTCTTTTCCCCATACTTCTCTTGGTCGCAAAAACTTTACCTCATATGATTCCGGTACAGAAGAAAATGTATGAAACTTTCGGTCGGAATTAGGGTATTTGAATTCGGAGGCAGATCCTATAAAACGTCTCTTTGGTATATACAGTTCTTTCGCCAATACTCCATCGTCGTTAACAAGATAAAATCGTTCGCCTTCTCTATAGAACAGTTGTCCAATTTTGGCGGACACTATTCCTTCCGGATTTGATTCTTTAAGATTTAAAAGTATGTAATTTTGTTTCATCTGCTGTTATGTTAAAACACCGATGCGGCGGTTCCTCCATCAAGAATCACATCACCGTATACTGGTCCAGCTCCTGATGCGTTTCCTCCATCCACATAATAAATATTGGCGGTAGGAGTTGCTGTAGTCAGGTTTATCGACTTGGAAGAAACAAACTTCCATCCTTTGGCGTTGAATCCAGAACCTGTTTTTATCCAAAGTTCGTGGGCTTTTTCAAATACTATATATTTGTTGGTTATTGACGGATACCAAAGCTCGTTATAGTATTTTGTGGCGAAGCTTCTTTTTCTTACGTCTATTCTCTGATACTGGTTGTTCTTTATCAGATAAAAAAGATCGTTTCCTGACCTGTAAAAGTATGTGCCTGGAAAAGCGCGGATGATTTTTTCCGGATTGGCGTTTTCCAATTCAACCTGGCGTGTCTTTGGCAGAAATCTCATATATATAATAAATATAACGAGATCCCAACTTCAACTTATTATATTATCAAGATGTTGGCGGAGTTGACAAGTTCTCTATTTCTTTGACCACTTCCATCAACACCTTCTTGCGGCTGTTGATGACAGTATCATACTTCTTCATCTTTTTGAGTTTGACGCCCAGTATCTTGTCAAATCTGTCTTTTTGCTTCTTGTAAGCCTGATATATCTTGTCTTTCTCGGCATTATAATCAGCCAATTCCTGTTCTACTTTCTTCTTCCACTCGTTGAGGAGATATACTTTTTGATCCGGCGTTATTTCACCATTAGGATCTATCTTCATCTGATTGTCTGTCGTAACAGTTTCGTCGCTCATACATCACCTTGTTTTTCTTCCTGCACTTCTATCTGAATATCCTCCGGAGCTTCAGTTTCGGCTATTTTGAATGTTTTGCGGCAACCGAATGGATTATTAACGTGCAGGAAATAGCAGTTATAGCACAGAAATTCAAGATTCTCACCTTTCTTGTTCTTGGCGTTGCCGTCGATATAGTTCAATAATACCGGAACAACATTGTCAGATATTCTGCGTTCGCTGAATCCGCATTTGTTGCACTTTTCTTCCATTCTTTTGGAACGGATAAGACGGGTCTTGAGACGATTGGTGCTATAGTTTGGAAATTTGCCTTCTAAAATCTTGTTCAGTGGATACTTTCCGCTGTCTTCGTTCTTGATCGCCTTGCTGATTCCTTTTCCAGCCATATTTGCCACTCTGCCATACAGCCCATACATCTTGGCATATTTGCGATATGTCATAAAGCTCACACCCAGCTTGCGCGAGCACTCTGCTTCTGTTTTGCTTATGCTCTGGGCGGCGAGGATTTCGCTCTCCAATAGCATTCTTGTTGGTCTTCCTTTGAGTAGCATAAATAACCTTTCTTATTTTTCAGATGATACAATGGTGCTGTATGTGTTTGATACGATGACAAAATCTCCAAGTTCTTTTCTGTCTATCAGAAAAGATTCATCTCTTGTCCATATGAAAATATAATCATCCTGTTCGTGATATGAACAGGACTTGAAAGTCTTGGCACCAACTCCCTTGATGCTTACATAAAGCGTCTCGTGATAATCTTCCTCGGTCAAGTGTTGACCCCAATCCTTCTGAAGTTGTATCGCCTGTTTGCTTGTCATATGATCACTCCGATATTCCTGCATCGTCCTTCGCCAAGTCTTGACCAGATTCTTTCAGGAAACTCTTTCTCAGATCTTCCGCCAAAGAATATTGGGCCGCGTTGTTCAATGCTACATATGCATTCACCAGCTTTTCCTTGCGTGAATTTTTTGTCTTTTTCACGATGAGAAGAGCACCGATGTTGAAGGTCGTTGGCTTCTTGAGTTCCTGTTCTATCGCACGGGCACAAGCTTCAAACAGTTGCGAATTTTCGGTGTCAAAAATTTCCGAATCTATGGATACCGGCTGCACCCAATCCGGACCTTCCACATAATAAGTGACTGTTTTAGTCTGCGATTTCATTTTGCTCATATATAAATATTAATTAAATTCAGTTCCTATTGATACATCTCCATCATTTATGGTGTCGAGGGCTTGTAATTTTAATTTTACCTTCTCACACACCTCTTCTTCAACCGTGTTAGCCACGAAAACTATCTTTTGCAGGGATTTTGTTTTGCCACCATCTCTCCAAACTCTGCCCAGCGCCTGTCTTAGATCTACGGCAGATGGTGTGGGTGATATAAGTGCGATTCTTGGATAGTTTCCATTCAGATCGTGCAAACTAAGTCCGGCTCCTCCCGCCTTCACGTTCACTATAATAACTCTTTTTTTATCGGCTTGAAAGGCGGCAATATTGTCGTCGCGTTCACTTCCTTTGTTTTCGCCCCATACAACACAGTTTGTATCCAACCGCTTGCTTAATGCTCGCACGGATTCGCTGAAATTTACGAATATGACCACGCTCATACCAGCTTCTATGGAATCTTCCGCCATTTCAACAAACAACGGTATTTTTATAAGTTCAGCTTGTTGTCTGGCTCGTAGCATAATGGTCATTGCATTCAACTTATATTCTTTAGTATTTTTACAAACCGCCCTAAGATACGCCAACTCCTTGTCCATCTCTTCGTAGATATGCTTGAGTTCTTTCTCGGATTGTTCATCGATGTTATATGCCTCGGCAATAACTTCGCTGTCCGGAAATCCTTTGATATCCTCACGGCGTATTCTCACACCTCGTTCGAGAAAAAGGTCAGCGTGAAGTTTTCTTAATACATCCTTGCTACCATCAAACTCCCAACCAAATCTTCCTTTATCGCAACCGTGCTCTCGCAAAAATGTAGTCCACTTACCATTCTTGTATACTCCTGTGATAAGACCAACTGTCTTTAGTTCGATTGGATTGATAGCATTGGTCGCGGAGCAGCATAGTATCTTATATCCCTGTTTGTGCGCGGCTATGGCGATTTCAGAGTTGATGGTACCGTGACCTTTGAGACGATGACTTTCGTCAAATATGATCAATGTGTTCTTATGGAGATTCCATTGAAAGAATTGGCGGTTGCTGGTGCGGCTAATTGGTTTCCATACACCAATCTCTTTATACTTCCCCGTCTTCACGGACTCGTAGTTCAATACGAATTCGGGCTTCATCCCAAAGTGATTAATTATGACTTTGTTCCAAGAGTATATGACTGCCTTGGGACATACCACGGCAATCTTCATACCAAGCTCTCTTGCTACAGCCACGGCGGCATATGTCTTGCCAGCACCGGTATCACTGCCATCAAGCGCCGCTTTATGTTGCAGAATAGCTGCGCACAGCTTTGATACAACAGGAACCTGAAACTCTCTTAGTCCGGTTATGTTTTTTACTTCGTAACTCTTCAGAGAACTTGTTGTAGGCACATCAATTTTCTTGGTGGCATTGTCTTTACCGAAGTCTTCTCTGAAGTCGGCTTTGTATGTCTGCCATTCATACAACGCCCATTGATTTAATTTATTCTTGCCTATGCTATATCCCTGCGCCTTGAGATTGATCTTGCTGTTATTCCAGAATACAAAAAATCCTTCAAGATAATCTTGAGGTATAACCCACCAGCGCATCCACTTAGGACCATATTTGGTGTTTACCTTGGCTGGCTCGGACCAGTTTATGAATAACTTTTTATCAGTTCCCATGAACGTCTTTTGTTCGCTTGAATCTGTCAGCTTCAAAGATGTTGCATTTTACGGGAGTAGAGTCGTTGCGTATGACGCCGATATTGAAATACTGTTCCATTTGATCATAAAAGGCTCTGCCAGTCGGTTCGTCGGCGCTATGACCAATACTTTCGGCATTGTTCATATATTGAGCGCGGGTCTGCTTCAGATGACGTTGGCACATTCCTTCCAAGTGCTTGATGACACCGCCAATGGTTTCAAACAGAATTACTGGATTTTTTCCGTTCTGTTTCACGGTGCTGTCCACGATATAATATTTTGGCATATAACCTTTTATTTTTTATCAACCCAGTCGCAGGTCGCCAGTGATTTTCACCAGATGGTTGACATCATTCTTGAGCCAGATGTCGCCGTTGCCATCAACGGTGATAAGATCTAAATCTACTGCTTGCTGAACTGTGATTGGATTTCCTTGATAGTATATTTGTCCTGTGTACATAGTTTGAATGGGTTGTATATATAAATATAAGATTGTCTACTATTATGCTTGTGCATATTGCAATTGTCAATATATATTTATACACAAGATGAAGCTAAAGAAACTATTAGAACAGCAAGGTGTGGATATAGAAAACAAGGTAGCGACGTTTGAGCGCACACTACAATCATTATACCCAGAGATAGACGAAGTGGGAATATACTATGATAGAAACAACGGCAGCTTGTTTCTTAGCGACTTTTATATCAAACCAGAACATAGAGGCAAAGGAGTTGGCACAAAAGTAATGAATAGCATTGTTCAGTTCGCCAACAATGTTAAGCTCCCAATTGTTCTCATACCAGAACCCGAAGATGATGATATGTCAACATCAGATCTGATAAACTTTTATAAGAAGTTCGGATTTGTAGTAAACAAAGGCAAGAAGAAGGATTATACTTTCAGCGACCCATTTGCGTTGACGATGTATCGTCTGCCGTCATAAACGGCCATAGTCCTTAAGTTTCGACTTTATATAGTCTTCGACCTTGTTGTCTGCTTGTGATAACTTGTCACCGACATATTTGCTGTTCCATTGAGACAAGCTTCCTTTGATGATAGTCTTTACTTCATCGGGTATGCTTGGATTTTCCTTGATATCCTGAATATGATTGATGAGATTTTCATTTGTTGTGTCGGCAACGTGATGTTTGTATAAGAATATTATTGTCACTATCACACATATAACAAGTGCAGCGGCAAGTATCATCCAACCTTGTATATGTGGTATGGCGACGGCTGCGCCTCCGAATGTCGCCGCCGCGATGGCAAGAGATGATTTGCCAACAGGAGAATATATTGTTCCCAAGACACATAGTGCCGCCATTATTCCACAGCCAATCATGAGCTTGGTCTGCATTCTTTCGACGGCAGCAGCATTGTCCAACTTCTCTTGGAGTGCGGCTTGTATCTTGGCGTTTGCTTCTTTGAGTTTATCATTCAGTGATTTGGCATCAGTTATATATTTCTGCTCTGTCTTCAGCCATTCATCCTTTGCCGCCTGAACTTCTTTCTTTGCTATATTGGCTTGATCAACCAATCTGGCATTATCTGCCACAACCTGGTTGTGCTTCTTTATCAAATCCTCCAAGCTTGTTTTCTTTTCGTCCAATTCGTCCTTCAGCCTTTGATTTTCTGCCTTGATTGCTTCATATGTCGGACTTTTTCCTATCGCAGCCTGCGCTTCAACTACTCTGTTGTTGATTATGAGATCCAATCTGCTTGGGGTCGTATAAAACTTAAACGCTTCATTGGCACCATATAGCTTGTTGGCACCTTCCTGTAGCTGGTTGTCCTGTGCTTGGATTGTCTTTTCAAGCTTTACTTGGACATCGCTTATTTTGGACGCCACATCGGCATCGTGTTTCTTTTTCAGATCGTCTATCTGTCTTTCAACGTCCGATTTTCTGCTATATTCCTTATATAGAATACTCTCCAGAAGATGACACCCCGTCAGACTTAGTGCCAGTATCATTAGGAGCAATTGAAAAACCATTTTTTTCATAAAATTTCATCGTCTCCTGTATCACCTCGTTGAAATGATTTTTGCATATTCCGTGGCTTGTTCTATAGCCATCATCCTTGAACTGTTTTGTGATGATTTTGTCCGAATCGCACCAAGCGCATAGTTCAACGAATTTTGTAACCTTGTTTTCATTTAGTATGGGGTCGTACATTTGGTAATCTATTCCTGATACACGAGATCTCCTTGGAATTTTATACCCAAAACCTTTTCTACCAATCTGAGTGCGGCGTTTTGATTTCCCGAATTGACCAGTTCATCAAACTGCTTCTTTTGTTCATCGGTGGCAACACTAAAGAACTTGAATACTTCCATTACACCGGCATTATTTGCAAACACAGCCTCTTTCATCGGAGGAGTTTCTTTGACATTCTTTTTGTCGGTATCAAACGCCTTTATTGTCCACCGACCAGCCATATCACTTGTTATGCCAGCGCGAGGTTCCTTGATCTCGGAACCTCCTTCGCTGATTGTCTCTTGTATCAGAGAACAATAGTGATTGACTGGGTCGTGTTTTACCATTTTTCTTCTAATCCCGCTTGAATTTGACTTGCGAAGTGATTGAGTGGATCTGCTGGAGTTGTGAACAATGGTGTCTTGCCGTAAGATACGGTGTTCTTGTCATTGATCACTTTTGTTTCTGGCGCAGTAAGGTTTGTGGATGCCAATGCTGGCTGTGCTCCACTTCCTACTCCGGAACTCTTGAGAGGCTTTTGAGCAGGAACTTCTGGTTCAACTGGAGCGGTCAGCGTTACAACGGCAACTTGTGGAGCTTCCATATCGCCGCACTCTTCGAGACCAGCAGCCTTTAGCTTGGTATAATATTTTGGATCTTCTTTGAGATGGTCCATAGCAATCTTGGTTGCCAAAGCATCATCCTTTGTATGCTCGTGTTCAATCTTTTTTCCCATTTCCAATTCTTTTGGGTCAATGTTTTCCATAATATCTCCTTGTTTGTCTGATTTAAAATACATATCCAAATCGCTATAATACTTTGGATTGGTTTGTAGATTTTTGATTACGATTGGGCGAGCAACATCCTTGCTTGGATATTCCATATGCTTCATTTCCCAACGCAGTCCTGCCATAATTTCATCTGGACTGAATCTATCATCTTTAAGATCGTCTTTGGTGATGGTATCATACAATGAACTACCAATCACAGTATTGCCTTGCATATATGTGTATCGGCGGCTTGCTGGATAATCATCCAATCGACGCGATGTCTGGTTGCTTGAAAACGTTCCTGCCCAATTGGTTGGAGCTACTGCTCCACCTGCCATTGCTCCGCCACCATATCCAGCAGATTGCCCAACAAAATATTCTGCGATTGATTTAGCCATTGATTAGTCCTCTTTTTAAAACTGGTTCATTGCGTATTCCCATTTTTCCCTTAAGCATATTAAGTGCTGCCTTTGGGTTCATTCTACCAAAGTTGACGCCGAGAATACCATGCTCATTACAAAACTTCTGTAGTTCTTTGACATCATCTTCGTTGTAATCAGATATGGCTGACTCTTCTGATCTTTTCTTGAGTAGATTATTGATGTCACTCAATGACACTTCATCTTTGCCCTTGCCATTTGGGCGAAGCATAGAAAGGTTCATCGTATTCCATTGTTCGTTCATATATATGGTCTTATATAAATATAAGCCAGAGCATCTATTCTACCTTTTTATATCAAAAGATGCAGCCAAGAACTGCAAGCGCCACAAGTATTACCACTATAACTGCTAAAACCGTTTTAATACCGTTTAGCAGTTTTTTAATCATCATGAACCATATGATCCCAAACCCAACTTCTTCTTCTCTTCTGGCGTGAGTATATTCTTTACAAAGTGCTTGGTTATTCTACCACTCATTACATTAGCTTCGTCTTCTATCTCACCGCCAATTTCAGGAATATTATCAGTTATTCTCTTTTCATAATCCTGCTTCATATGTGTTAGTTCGTGAGCAATAGTTCTGCAATAGTCAATCATATGTCTACCGCCAGCAATACTGCTGATTGTTTTGGTGGATGGCATATATGCTCCGGTAGTAATAGGTTCGTTTGGATTTGCTCCAAGTAATCTGATGGTAATAGGTTTATCACCCAACCCAAGCTGTTCAACGGCATACTTTACATATTTGGCAATAAGAACCTGAGTATCTTTATCAATACTTGGGCATCCTTTGACTATTACCAGTTTGGCATTCATATAGGATAAATATATACCACTTTATATAAATTGACAGTTTTTTGGGTGTGCTTAGAATGTATCACCTAATTATGAAGCAATATTATTCCTATCAGCAAATATTCCTGAAGCCAAGATATTCCGAATATCATTCGCGCTCAGAAGTAGATACATCGGTCGTGCTTGGACAAAACGTGTTCAAGCTGCCAGTTATGCCAGCCAATATGGCTTGCACTATTGATGTCAAACTGGCGAAATGGTTGAGCGAAAATGAATATTTTTATGTCATGCATCGCTTCAACAAGAACCACGAGGACGCGCCGAACACAGACAATAAAAACTTCATCGAACTTGCAAACAAGGAAAATTGGAAGAACATCAGCATCAGCCTTGGTGTGAAGGATGAAGACAAGGAACTGATTGAATACTGCATCAAGAACGAACTGGTGATCGATTATATCACAATCGACATCGCCCACGCCCACAGCATTCGTATGAAGGAAATGCTTGCATATCTGAACAGAATGTATCGCAGTGATATGTGCCAGCTTCCTCGACCATTCATCATCGCAGGAAATGTGGCTTCACCAGGTGCGGTGGTTGATCTTGAAAATTGGGGCGCGGATGCTTCCAAGGTTGGTATTGCCCAAGGCGATGCTTGCACCACATATGGTCAGACCGGATTTGGTGCTCCTATGTTCACTTGCATTCAGGAATGCGCACAAGTTGCAAAGAAGCCAATCATCGCTGATGGCGGCATTCGTGTGAACGGTGACTTTTCCAAAGCGCTCGTTGCTGGTGGCACAATGGTTATGGCGGGTAGCGTATTTGCGTCTTGCATTGACTCACCCGCCGAAACTGTTCAGAAGATCACAAAGATGAATGAACTACGAGAAGCTATGAAAATTGGCGCACAAGGTGTTTTGGAAAAAAGTCTGGACGAGATGCTCGCCAAGAAAACATACAAGGTTTATTATGGCTCCGCTTCCGCCAAGAACAAGGGAGCAAATGTTCACGTTGAAGGTCGCATCGTTGAACTTGAATGCAACAAGATGACTTACGAGCAAAAGTATCAGGAAATCAAAGAGAGCATCCAGAGCAGCATATCATATGCCGGTGGAGATCTGTCATTGGTCGAATATGGAGTAAGAAGCTAACTCATCAGCTGACGAAGAAACTGCAAGTGGTGCTGACCCTCATAACGGGATAGGTAATAACAAAAAGTTACCACCGTGTGAGGGTCTTCTTTTTGCAGCTTTTCGCGAAGCTCCTGATACTGCTCATCTCTGAACATATCAAGATATTCCACACACTTGTCGTCAAGGTTTTGCATAAACCGAAAAGACGAGGAATCTTATTCCTCGTCTTTTTCTTTGGTTTTGTCTTTTCCTTTGACGCTTTTCTTCTTCTTAGGACGGAACTTCTCGAATTTTCTCGTTTCGATCTCGTCTAATTCTTCGATGTCTATACTTATATAGTCTTCTTTGTATCTGTCATTATTTTTGCTCATATTAGTGTGCAATAAACTTTCAAAGAATAAATATTACATAAAAAAGTAAAACATTAGGCTTTGGATAGTATTACCTTTGATGAAGGATGCACTGTGCCGGATTGATCGACGACACAAAGTCCCTTCATATTGCCTTCAACATACTCGTATATCTCTCCGTGAAATTGACCGATATGGGTTTCAACATATTGGGATTTTACCAGCGGACTGACTTCGTTCTCTTTGTAGAATCTTTCTATAGTCGTTGTTTTTTTCAAAGTAAAACCAACAGCAGCAGAAACTGGTTTTTCAAAAGCTTTTGCTTTGTCTGTGCTTCCGAATCCTCCAGTTCCTCGTTCTGTATTGCCCAGAGATTCTTGGTTATTGGATTGTTCCTCGAATGACACTTCATTGTAGAATTCAAATATGATTTGCGCGATACGATCACCGACCAGAACGTTGAAATCTTCGTTTCCAAGATTGATAAGAATGACGCCAATGTCTCCGCGATAATCCTCATCAATGACACCGGCAAGCACATCTATGCCCTTCTTGAACGCCAACCCGCTGCGAGGAGCGATTCTTCCATACATTCCTTCGGGAATAGCCATAGACAATCCGGTCTTGAAAAGTTTTCTTTCACCGGGTTTCAAAATATAAAATTCTGTAGAGTATAAATCATACCCGGCTGCTTTCATACTTCCGCGTGTAGGAACAATTGCGCTATTGATATTCTTTGTTATTGATACTTTTTTCATAAAATGATATTATGGTGTATAACCAAACCGGTCAAACACATACTTCTCAGTGTTGTATATTATTTTCTTTGATTTGTCTGAAATTTGTCTGTTGTATTCTTGTCTATTTTTTCCCTTAAATAGATTTGGTTCTCTGTGTATATTTTTCACATAAAACCAATAGTTCAAAGGATCTACTTCTTCTCCCGCGTTTTTTAACGCTTTTTCCAAATCTACAAACAAATTCTCAACTTTTCCTATAAAGTGCATCTTGATATCGGTAGGATATGCAGGATCTTCTCCGATGTATCTTGCCAAATAATTGGAATAGTGTCCCATCCAGAATGGGCCATACTCTTGTATCCAAGTATCAAAATCGGGACACTCTTTTTCTTTGGCACTGAATCTGTCTCGTTTGCTCCAATACCAAAAAGACGGCCACCAGGTATATGGGTGACGCACAAAGCAGAAGTTGTATGTATTTTTGCTTTCAGTCATCTGATGCAAAAACATATGTCCATTCTGGGGATATCGGTATCTTTTACTGACAAGATCAAACTGATACAAAAATGCTTGGATTTGAGATCCTCCACATTTTGGGATATGAATAAAACTAGATTTTCTAAGAAGTAAATTGCTCATATTAATGAATGCTTACCACTACATCGGTGTGCGTCAAACCATAATCTCCCTTCCAGCCCTGTTCATTTTTTCCAAATACGATATGTTCTTCTCCCTCTAACGCATTGTATATGACCATTTCTGGAAATGAAGAGTCGATCTCTTTCTTGTATTGAAAATGCGAGCGAATTTGGTCTGATTGCAAAAATTGATCAAATATATTTGTTATTTGATCCAATGGGGTGCTGCGAACAATCACAACTCCTCTTCCACTTCCACCAAGTTGTCTGACGTGGGTGATTATAAATATAAAAAGATTTTGGTAATTCACGTTGTTTTTACTTTCTGATTACTTTTATGTTTTTCCATTGATTCGGAATCATTTACGTAGAAAGTCAAACTATTTCTGTATTTTTGGAACAATTCTTCCATTGAAGCATCAAATTCGGAGTTAGTCAATAATAAAGATTTCATTTTTTCATGGTCTTTTATTACTTTCGATTTTTCGACATAAAACATTTGTCTGAATTCAATTGTGCTTATTTGGTTGTCGATTGCGTATTTACACAAATCATCCAATTTTTTTATATTTCTTGTATTGACTGTAGTTATGAATTCCACTCTGGCTTCTGGCCAGTCTCTTTTTAAGTTTTTTATGTTTGTCAATATTTTGTTCAAGTCCGATCCCCCTCTTATTTCTTTGTGAATTTCGGGATCTACGGTATCTATCGATACAGTTATTTTATTAATTCCAGCGTTTCTTAGGTCATCCAAGTTATGTATGTGAAGTAAAGTCCCATTTGTCTGTAATCTGAATGATTGTATCGGCTTTGCCTTAGAATTAGAAACCATTAGTGCAAACTTTGTCATTCGTTTGTCCATAGTGGGTTCCATCGCACACCCAAGTTGAAAATCATTGACAGAATTCACTTGAGTTTCTATAAATCTTAAAAAATCTTCCTCGCTAACCAACTTGTTATCTCTGTGATTGTGACAATAGACACAATGCAAATTACAACTCAGGTTGCTGTCAAACAATATGGTATTGAAATCGTGTGGGGATGGAAATTTTATATCATTTATATTTTTGTGGGATATTCTGTAAAAATGTGGCTCTAAATCTGCTCTCATTTTAAATTATTGGTTATAATTAAACCTCTCAAATACGTATCTTTCGGTTTTATATATTATTTCCTTCGATTGATCCGATATTCCTTTGTCGTATGTTTGTTCATTTCTCCATTTTATCATGTTTGGATCATTGGGTGCATTTTTTACTACTTCGTCAAAATATTCTTCGGAAAAATACTTTTCTCCTATGTTAACTTCTCCAGCCTGCAATAGCGCCGTCTTTACATCCGGAACAAGATTCTCGACTTTTCCTACAAAATCTATCTTTTTCTTTACAAGATATGTGGGGTCGTCTCCCGTATATCGTTTTACCAGTCGTGTATAATGTCCCATCCAAAAAGGTCCAAAATCTTTAACCCACACATCAAAATTTTCACATTCTCTTTCTTGTAAAGAAAACCTGTCTTTTTTGCACCAAGTATAAAACGAAGGCCACCAGGTGTATGGATGTCTCACGAACGTAAAGTTATAATATTTGTTATAATCTGGCATTTGATGTAAAAACAAATGGCCATCGTGGGGGTGGTCATACCGCTTTTTTACATTCATAGCTATCTTGTATATCAACGATTGTACATATGTACCAGCGCATTTTGGAATGTGTATGAAGTTCGACTTTTCCAGTTGTAAGTTGCTCATAGTTTTATCAAAATTGGAGTCAATTCAATCAGCTTTCCAAAAGTTTTCAATCTAAAAATACCAAGCATCATTTCGGAGTCCGGTTCATATCCGTCGTATATTATATTTCCCAGATTCTGGATGATACCCATATTCTCCATAGGATTATTGGCTACAAAGTCCTTTTGAGAGAAATACAATAGCATATTGTTTTTATTTTGTTCGATATATCCGTGGTTGAATATTCTTGTGCGTAGGTCCGTGCTTGTATTTGGCTGTTCTTTGGCTATATATCTTTCAGCCAATACCCAGTTATCGATATAAACGTGAGTAGCGAACGGTTCTACGTGATATAGGAAGTTTTCATCTATAACATCAGTCATCACAAATCCTATGTTGAGCTTCTTTGGCATAATAGGATGCTGATACTGGTCGTTTTGTATCCAGCTTTGCCATTTTCTCATATAATATCTTGCGGATCTGTTTCGCATAGCGTGGAACTTTGGATCTTGTGTCTGATTTTCCACGCCATCTTGAAACTGCCCACCTCTGCAAGTAAAATGATATACAAGCGCATCCCAAGATTGCATCATTTCACACCCATTTAGAATCATACGCTGGAAAATATCAGAGTCTTCATAGTATGAATGCAGAACCTCGTCGTGCATTCCGATATCTGTCAGATTATTTTTGTATGTCATCCACGGAGCGAATATGCCTCTGGATGTAATGTCCTTGTTATCGACGATATACTTGGCTACATAACTATCAAACTCAGCTTTCTTGAAGTCTTCTGGATACATCCCAAAGTTTTCCACAATCTTTTCCTTTCCAGCAGGATGCAGAGGGGGCTCTATTCTTGTTGCAGATACAACGGTGTTTGGTTTGAGATATTTGACAAGATTAACATCGAACCCTTTACCCATATACATATCCGCGTGGAATACACAGATCACGTCGCCTGTAGATTGCTCTATGCAACGGTTATATCCATACGCAATGCCCTTGTATTCAGATGAATCGTTCTTGGTATACTTAACTTCGGGGGCATTTGCTTTTAGCCATTCTTCTGTGCCATCATTATCGGCGTCGATATACACAACTATCTCGTATGGAAGCTGCGAGTTTTCCTTGATGGATGTTATGGAACCCTTCAAATAGCGAAGGTTGTTTTTTGTTGGGAGGCAGTATGAAATTTTCATAGTTTTGAGTGTTCTATTCCGACGATTTCTACCATTTGCTTTTCTTTTTCCGTCATATTATTATAAAGTTCGTACATTTCTTCTTTGATTTCATTCAGTTTAGCCCTCGGAGAATCATTGTCAATGCAACGTTGTATCTTATAATACAACTCTATATATTTTCTAGCAGCCTCGGTCATATAGTTCGGGATTGTTGTTATAACGTTGTCGCATTTGCTCCGTGAGTTTGACGAAGCCATATTCGTCATATGATGGTGCTTCTCCCCACAGTTCAAGCCAAGTTCTAAAGTTCTTTTGCTCGCTGATTTTTTGTCTGTCGGACGTTCCTGTCAGTTTGTCGTGCTGTCCGAGAAAATGACTACTACGTGCTCCAAAATGCCATACCATTGCTCTCGGAGTAACCACAAATTCGTATCCTTTTATCTGCATCATCACGCTCTGCATATGATCTTCAAACGAACTTGGTGCAAACCTTGCGTCGTTGTTGATGAAATACTTGGTGCGCATCATATACGACACGCCTTCTACTTTTCTAAAGTTTGGATGTTCATTCTTAACAAACCGGTCTGCCCAACTTAGGAATCCTTGACCATCAAAATCGTGATGATATACACCAAACCCACCATCAACCGGAGCAAATACCGTTCCCACTCTGTCTTGATTGTTGAAGATATTTGGTTCGCATCTCCAAGCACAAGCTACAATAGGTTTTTCAGTATTTGATACAATATCAAGCAAAGGCTTGTCATAGTGACGGCTGATATACATGTCACTATGCACGAGATTAAAATATTCTGTTTTGACTCTTTTGATTGCTTCATTGACGCCTCCTCCTATGCCTTTTGGCACAATATTCTCTTCGTAAATACAATGTATATCGGATTGTGAGAGAAGCCAATCACGAGTCTCTGTATCATTCTCTGTATAAACAATGATGGGCTGGTTCTTGTAATATGCGTTCTCACGAATGGACTCGACAACCAGCTTCAAGTATGGAAGCGATTTATAACTGTTGATTATCCAAGTGTAGATAGGTTCTCTCATGACTTCCTCCTATTGTAATTAGTCAAATCAAGAAATCAAGTTGAGCCTGTGTGTATCTTTTAATGACATTATCAAAGAATAGTTGAGCACTATATTCAACATCACCTTCAAATTTCATTGGACCATCTTTCCAAGACAATGTACCAATAGGCTTACCATCTTTATGAAATTGTACAGTATATGCCGGTGGAACATACAAACTGCTATTTACCAAAAAACTACTTGTATTTGTCGTATACGCATTATAAGAAAATTTGTAATTTGTATCTAAATTGGATGTAAGCGAATCTGGCTTCATAAAATCAAATTCTAATTGTGTTTCAGTTGTATTCATATTTTTCCGCTTCCGCTCTCAGGTTGATATAGTCATTATACAATCCGGACTTTATAAAGAACTTCTGCATTCCTGCTTCAGCAAGTCGGCAGTATGTGGGAATGTCAATGCCAGCCACGCCTCGCTTAACCGTAAGAGAGTTGTGATGCAAAATACAAGCTCTATCAACAACGCCGATCTTATAGCCAAGTTTCTTAGCAGTCAAAGCAAATAGCCAGTCTGGTCCCCAACCATACATAAGATCGGTGTCTATGTTTCCTACTGCTTCAATCAGTCTGCGAGAAATAAGAGGACATTGGAAATCTGAATATACCACCTGTCGTATTTCCTTGGAGCATCTACTATGCATTCCTTTCCAATGACACTGCTGGTTTGGTTCTATGTTATAGAACGATGGGGCAACGATGTCGTATTTGATTTCTTGGCTACCCCACGTACCAGCAAACACTTCTTCAAACATTTCTTCACGCAACGTGCGTATGAACTCGTATGGATGAATAGTAAGGTCATTACTAAGGAACATCATAGAGTCATACTCGGCGTTTTCTTTTACATACTCCATCGACGCATTCAAACCTCCACCGAAATACACATTGGTTTCCAGTTGGAATGATGTATATTTGCTTCTTCCTTCGGGCTTGGATGCGTTGTCGATGACAAACAGGTCATAGTCCTGCCTCTCATATGGCTTAAGAGACTCATACAGCATATCTGTATAGTCTGGCAGATTATGATTTAGAATGAATGCGGCTGTTTTACCCATATTATGATCCGTTGAATACTTTCATCTTGATGCTTCTACCAGTCATTTCTGCCGGTTGAATGAAAAACTTCTTTTCTGGCTGCGTGATCTCGAAGAACTGCTCCAGTTCTTCCTCGTTGTCCGCAAACATCATAAAATCTTCTTCTGTTCCAACTTCCCTGCACTTGAACAGATTATATTGCGTGGTAACAACAGTGGTATATCCTTCGTGGTGCTTGAATACTTCGGATATGAAATAAAACTCCAATACAATAATAGCAAATGTATTTACGGTATGTGTGATATTATCAAACAACTGGTTATTCATCACCAGCCCCTTTAGGTTTGCTATCGCCGCCATCATAGGAAATAAGTTCAGTATGGCGAGACCAAACACCAGATAATAATACAAGCTTTTCTTTGGACCAGTTGTCATAATAATCTATGCAATAGTAGCATATATAACAGAGTTGTCAATCAGCAAGATTTTATTATATCAACAATCTGTTTGGCTCGGGTTTCTGCTCTATGATGTTCTTGCACCTTTTTATATATGTTTTCCGCCAAAGCGTTTCTTATATAATCGTTGTTCAGCAGATATTCTATCTTTTCCGCCGCCTCTTTGGGATTGGAATAATACATTATGTCTCTGCCGTCTATGAATAGGTCATATATGCCGGTAGATGTAGATATACGGTTTGTTACAACGGCGAGCTTACATCCACCCGCTTCGAATATACGGCGTGTTATTTCATCGTTATTGGCATATTGATACGCGACCGTGCCGCTGTTATAAAAATCATTGTTCTCCTGCGGCGGTATTCTTTTATTGATGAACTTATCTCCCAATGCACTTTGAACATATTCAACACCAGGTCTTTTACCACAAGTTGTGATGCAGACATTGCTGCGTCGTATATTCTCATTATAATAAAATAAGAATTCATCTCCCCAATGATTCAGCCAATGAACGTTATATCCCATCTCTTTGTATTTCTTCTGACATCTCAGGTCTGGAGTAAATGCAGCGTTGACATATTTGATTCGTTCCATCGCCTGACCAAATGTCTGCGGCTCGTCTCCAAGTTCAAGTATAACTTTAGCGTGGCTTATTTCTCTCAATCTTTTGATTTGTGCATCAAGTGATGGCGAAGTCCAAGGCCAAGAAACAAAAACCGCCTCATATTCATTTGCCTTGACAAAGAAATGCTCCAAGTTGCAGTTTCCTGCATCAAAGTAATATGCATACACATAATGACCGAGCCTTTTGAACGCATAACTCAGTCCAAGCGGACAACTCCAAAATGTTTCTGGTTTACTGGCATTGTCGTGCCATAGCATTGCAATCTTCATAGTTTTTCCAGTATTTTATCCACCGCCTGATATGTGGTATATTTCTGCTTGAATCCGAGATAACGCAACTTCTCGCAGTCCATAAAGAAGTTTGGCGACTGGACTATTTGATGGAACTCAGGAGCGTCAACGTATGTTATCAAACTGGTCGAGTTTGTCTTTTTGACCACATAATCCACAATATCGTTGATGCGGGTGCTTTCTTCGCCTCCGACATTGTATATTTCGTTCAACTTTCCCTTTGTCGTAATCAGATTGATGGCATCCGACACATCCTCCACGTGAAGAAAGTTGCGATAGTTATCGCCGTAATACAAGTTTATCGGTTCGTTCTTGGATATGTTGTTGATAAGATATTCAAGGGCATTCTTTTTCTTTCCTGCACCAACATCACCGCCGATTACATTGCACAACCTGATTATCCTATAGTTTTTCTTGTATGTTTTGCAATAAGACTCTACCAATGCCTCCGCCGCTCGCTTTGTGATGGAATAAAAACCTTTTGGATCACAATAATCATTCTCGTTGGCGGGATTATATTTGCCATATTTTCCACCATACACAAACCAAGAACTCACAAAGTTGAACGTGCCCTTTACATTCGGCAATACATCCATCAACTTTTTCAGGTTGGTATCTATATCTTTGTGCAGATTATCGTGAACGTGATAGTTGTGAGTTGTGCTGATAAGATACAGCACATCTCCCATACCATCAACGCTATTGGCTTCTCTGGGAGCAATAACGCAATCAGGATATATTCTGGCAAAGTTGCTGCCAACAAAGCCAGTTCCACCAAATATGGTTAGTTTTGCCATGTTGATAATACTTCTTCGATATGATTCAGATTATCTTGTGATATGGTAGGCGCGCACCCAACAAAGAATACCAGATCAAGAACCTTGTTGGACTCTGGATACTTCTTGTAGTCGTCGAGGTGTTTGTATCCTTTGTGGACCAACAAGTTTCCAGCAAAGTAGTTTCTGGTTTGCACACCGTTCTTTTCGAGGAAAGATACAAGCTTTTCCTTCTGCTGCTTGCTTTCGCATATAATAGGCACGCCGAATGGAACCCAATCCGTTTCAATAAAGGTATTTGGAAAAGCCAGCCCATTTACATACTTTTTCAAAGATGTTTGGATGGCATCCTTGTTTGATTGGCGGGTCTTGCAGATATATTCAAGCTTCTTCAACTGTTCCATACCAATCGCCGCTTGTAAATCAAGTGGCTTTAGATTCCAGCCGATGCGATTGAATACATACTTGTGGTCGATGATCAGTTCAGGAAACTCTGGTAGCCAGTTGGAGAATCTGCGGTTGCAGGAACCGTTGCACAATAGATTGGCAACACCAACGCAATAACAATCTCTGCCCCACGTTCCAAAGCTTCTGGCAATATCAACGATCTCTTGAACGTCGGAGGATACCATACCACCTTCCAGCGTTGTAATCTCGTGAGCAGGATAGAAAGAGCAGCTTGATGCAATAGCATACTCGTTAAGATACTTACCTCTCCATTTTGATCCAAGAGAGTCGCAGTTATCCAAGATCAGTTTCAGGTCGTGTTTCTTTGTGAGAGCAAGCATCTCGTCCATATCAGGAGGATTGCCCAGCACTGGACTGAGAAATACCGCTTTGGTTCTTTCATTGATCTTTTCTTCGATCTTCACAAGATCAAAGTTCAACGTTGACCATTCGATGTCGATGAATACCGGCGTTAAGTTATTGTGAACAATAGCCGAAACCGTTGTCGGAAACCCGACAGCCGACACAATGATTTCATCTCCGTCTTTCCATCCGAAATATTCTTTGCACGCAGCAATCAACAGCAAATTGGCGCTTGATCCGCTATTACAGAAGAAAGAGAACTTGTTGTTGATATGCTTGCCAAACTCGCGCTCGAATCGTGCACAAGTTTCTCCCGAAGAAGACCATTTGCCAAAAAGAAATGTTTCTATCGCCGCCACAAGCTCACTCTTGTCAAAGTAAGCGCCGGAATAGTATATCTTCTTCTTGTCTTTCGCCACAAGATTGTGGGCAAACTTGGGGATAAATCCGTATTTCTCGGACATATTATCCACGAACTTTGAAATATCTTCGCGTTGGTTGTTATCCATATTAGTTGAAATTGCAGGTTTTGTTGAAAAGTTCTTCCCAGTTTATCACAGGGCTCATATATTTTGGCTCGCAATGTGTAGAATAACCGGGTAATGGGTTGATGAGGCTACGCCCTTCACTTGTAAGACGAGCAAACTTATCAAAGTCTCTCGTAAGACCACCAACAACATCGCAGTATTGCACGTGAATGTTGTAATCACGCTTGAATGTCTTGCCGAGGCACGCATATGTGTTGGTCGTGTTTGGAATGGTTTTCCAATGAACACTTGGCGTGACTCCGACCTTGGACAATAGCTCCTCATACATTGGGTAGAAATATTTATCGTTATGATCGTATAGCGTTATATAGTCTACGTCAATAAATTTAAATCCCTCTTTTAAGATTTTTGGCCAATTGTGATTATGAAGATAATCATCCTCTACAAAATATATTATGTCATCGTCGGCAAAATCCGATTCTTTTGCGACATTCAATAGATTAAGAAAACTCTTGGCATCGTTTCCTCCCTTACGTTCAAACAGCTTGAACTTGCCGTTGTATTTTGGATTTTCAAGGAAATGACCACTTCCATTCACCTCGCCGTCAAAGCTGATGTTAAGCTCACAATCCTCGTCCATCGTGTTCAGAAAGCTGTTAAAGCATCCTTCGCGGGTAAAGAAAGATGGTCTTGCCTTGTTGGCAGAATTGCTTGAAAACTTGCAGTGTCTGGCAAATATCTTGATTTTCATTCTATATTAATGTTCAGATATGGTTCAACGGTATTGTATTCGAACCCGAATATCTTGTCTTTTCCTGTGAATGGTCCCGCAAACTCTTCGTTTACGGCAGAAACCCAATCTCTGTCCTTGTTATGGCTCCAGCAGCTTACCTTCTTGATCATAGCTTCTTTGGATCTTACCCAAGAATAGTGGTGTATGAAAGGCTTGCCGTTGTGCGTAACATTTCTCGCTCTCTGATTGTATGGCACATAATCAAACACACCAGAACGCTCGTTTTCGTGGAATATGAACTGATCTTGTGTGTATATTCCATTTTCCACCAACGCGATTGAATCTTGCCAATCCTTGCACTGATACTTGAAATCTCTGAAGTAAAAATAGTTTGCCAGTTTATAGCTTGTCAGCAGTTTGCCTTGTTGCTCTGCCCACCAAGCACTGAACTCTTCTGGCACGATTATTTCGTCCGTGTCAAGAAACATAAAATAATCCGTACCTTCTGGGGCAAGCATTATCCCTATTTTTCTTGATGCATTGCAATGCCATCTGGAACTTGATCCTTTGTAATAATCAAACTGCACAAATTCTGCTTTTGGATTTTCATTAGCGGAGCGCAGCAATAGCGCCTGATCCTGCTCTGTTCCATCGTGAAAATGGGTACAGAATGGAACAATCACCTTGTGCGACACTTTCAAAGCTGCGTCAACGCAAGGCTTCAAAAACATATAATCGTTGGTGCAATAATTGATGATTGTGGTAATTTTTTTCATTTGATGAATACTTCCTCGAATTGTTTCATTACATTTTGTGGAGAAAATCTGACAGAATATCTGTCCCAATCGACGTTGTTGATGTAATTCTTGTCTATCTGTAGAAGGTATGCTAGGACATCATCCCCGTTTTTATACAACAAGGCACGATCACCCAGCATATCAATGTGCGCACGCATATACCATCCATACGGAGCATCATATGTAAATATGGGTTTATTGCGAGAAGAAAATTCTCCAACTGCCAATCCGAATGTTTCTCCATCCGATCTACCGTGGAGCATAGCGTCCGAAGTATTAATGAACTTTGTCTTGTAAAGATTGCTGTGATTGAACGGGAGAAATTTGGTACGCGGATGATCCGTGAATTTTTCCGTGTTCAAAAATATTGCCCACAGGTCGTTTCTTCTGTTCAAAGCTTCGACCAATGCGTGTTGAACAAATGGAATATCAAACTGCTTGTAGCCTCCAAGTCTACCGATCACAAATGCATCGGATGGAATATCCAGTTCATTTCGCAAATTATCGTTCGTATTTGGTAAATTTATGATATGAGGAACCCATTTGGTATGACCGAATCTTTTGGCCAGCCATTCACTAACTCCAGCATACACATTTCCGTGCGGCTCTGTCATGCTGAATATGCAGTGAATTGCGGTCCTACAGTTTGTTGGAGTTACTCCTTCATTTCTTCCTCCAGCTTTGGCAAAATAGAACACATCTATCTTTTCTTTGTCGATGATGCTCTGTATTTCAGACTCGTTTTCATACAATATTGTTTTGAATTCCGAATATCTTTCTGGCGGACACGTGGATTTCAATCTGGAACTCATTACTATTGGTTCTGCGCCAAAAATATCTCTTATACCGGCGGAGTAATCGTATGTGACCGTGCCGCACCCTCTGTGGTCAAGCTGTTCAACGTGGACTGCTATTTTCATGGCACCATTCTCCGCAAAGTATATATTTCCGGTGATAAATTCTTGAAATTTTTCCAATCATCCCATTTGGCGCTTATGAACTTTCCAGATATGCCGTCGCTTTCGCTGGAAACCAACCATTCAATCAAAGACAGTGCTGGTTCCGGATCATCACCACCCATACTCTGTTGAACCGCTTTCTTGTATTCTTGCTCTCCAATAACTTCTGGACCGGCGCTGATTGGTCCATTTATGATATTTGTCTTGATTGCACCTGGTGCAACTGCGTTTATATCGATGTTGGCTTCTTCCAATGATATCGTTTCCACCAATCTAACAACCGCAGTCTTTGCAACCGCATATGCTGAAAAATATGCTCGGCCATTTCCGGCACCTCCTCCAGCTAAACAAACTATCTTTGGTCTTATGGCTCTGTCCATCAATGGCATAAATGCGCGTATGACATTATATGTTCCATCGAGGTTGATTCTGATAGTTTCAGACCATTTGTCAGCGTTTGTCTTTGATACCTTTCCAAGTTCTCCCTGCGTTCCAGCACAAGTAATAATTGCATCAAAATGTATGTCGCAATCAAGAAAATATCTTGCCCATTCCTCCACCTCTTCATAATTTGATACATCACATTTGAACTGAGAAGATCTAGAAAGTCCATATATGGTGTGGCCCTTCACCGAAAGACGATCCGATACCATTTGTCCTATTCCAGAAGTATTACCTGTTAGCAATATGTTCATCGTTTGACTTTTTTATTGATGGAATAAGTTTTATACCTATGTTCATTTGATTGCTGATATCAATCAGCGTATGAATTTCACGCCCAAGAGTATCGTTGGTATATGGTCCGCCTGGTTTCAGATAAGACAATTGACCAATTCGTTTATCAGATTGCAACCCTTCGGATACTGCCTTTGAATCTGCTCCAACCACTTTGCAAACTGCGTCAATTTCATTGATAAACGCAATAGAACAAGCCAGAAATGAATTAAGCGCGTGCTTGACCATCTCAGCGGATTCCAGATTCATCCATAGCTTGTTTGCTTTGATGGGTCTGAACAACTCATCTATCTTTTCATAATATTTGGCATCGCCGCCTATTACAATTCTCTCAGGATTCATAAAGTCATTTATTCCCTTGCCTCTTCTCAGATTTTCTGGAGAACACATAATGACCAAATTTGGCCAAAGAGATTGCAATTTCGCGCACGTTCCTACAGGAACTTGGGTAGAAATTAAAACAATCGTATTATCTTTTGCATAACACAGCACTTTTTCCAATCGTTCAAATATCACACTTGAGTCCGGCTTGCCGTCGCTATAAACGGGAGTATCATAACACACCCATATGATTTCGCTCTCATTTACTCTTGTATCTTCCACATTTACTTTGTGGAATTGTTCCATACAAGCGGCGGTGATATATGCCAAATGTCCGTGTCCTATCACAGATATATTCATAATTTATCCCTGTCCCATATTTGCTTCTCTTGACCAGTTTTGATTATAAAACTTGTTCTGAGAAACCTGTCTTTGGATTGTTTTATCGTGGATGATTGCCCATTCAACTTCTTTTGGAAGAGTTGCCACCGTCACCGCACCCACAATTGTCTCGTGCAATGGCTTTTGCCATTGAATTTTAAGACTGTTCTTGTATATGCGAGACTGATAATCGCCGTGATTCCAGTTTACTATTGGCAAGTCACCGAAATGTTCACGTATAGTTCCCAGATGCCATCCCCACATAGCGGCATCTTGTGGGGTGGCTCCTCTTACGATGTTGACTCTGGGAACTCTATATAACTCCACCGTCTGGTTTGATCTGAGCAACTCTTGCATATTTTGCAACAGTTCAGAAGACAAGTATTCATCCGCATCCAATTGCACGATATAGTCACCAACGCAGCGTTTGCTGCCATAGTTCTTGTGCTCGGCAAAATTCTTGTTCAATGCGTGTTGAACCACGGTAAATCCATAGCTCCTCGCATTGGCAAGTATTTTCTTTGTCTCCTCGTTGTCCGAGAAGTCATCAAGGATGACAACTTCATCATTCGGAGAATGTGATTCAATATGATCCTTGAGCTTGGAGATCAGAACTCCAAGCTCATCGGTCTCGTTATGGCAGGTTACAAGATAACTGATTTTCACGAGGAAACTGGTTCAATTTTCTTGAATTTTGGTAATGTGATGGCGACCTTCTTTTCAAACACAGGTAGATGCTTGTCGAGAACTTCGACCAACTTCTTGGCGGCTTCGTCCAGATTGAACTTCTGCGAATTTTGTGTGCGCAGCTTCTCGGCGTTGGGAACATAGTTGATATAGTTGTTATACATATCTTCCAGCTTCTGAGCAGCGATGCTGTAATTGGCATTGAACCACTGGCCTTCCTTCACCAACCAATCGTTGCAAGCGCTCGGAGGTATATTCACCAATGTGCCTGGCAGAAGATTTGATATGTCTTCTGGCAAGAAATCAACGTGACCACTCCATCCTGTTGTAAGCAGAGGCTTGCCGCTCAGAGTTGATTCCAATAATGGACGACCAAATCCCTCACCGTGTGTCAAGCTGACATTAACTTTCACCTTTGGATGATTATACAGACGATTCAGTTCTTCCGGAGTCAATTCTCCGTGGATAACATATACGTTTGGAAGATTGCCGGATATATTGACTCGAATGTCGTGAATCTTTTTCAATATTTCGGCTTTGTCGATTTTTGAGAAGGTGGCGCCGCTGGTCTTTAAGATCAATGCTGGCGGGTTCTTCTTGTTTTTGAATACTTCACTGAATATCTTCACAAGCATTCCTACATCCTTGCGATCTGCACCCAGTTCTCCTTGAATCCAGTGACCAACAAACAGATAGCAGAAGTTTTCCGGAATAGCTTCCAATGCCCTGTCAATTTCCGGAGAAGGTTCGGAAGTTTTCCTGTATACCGATGTGTCAATTCCCTCGAATATCACTTCAATAGGTTTGTTGACTTGTATCTTTTCAACTGCACCGGTCTTTTCGTCCTTGCGATCATATGCCACCTTTGCCAATACATCTCTGGAGAAGACGGAGGGAACAATCGTGAGATTCATTCTATTGACACCTTCTACCCATTCTGGCTTTGGAACGGTGCTTTCAATACCGGCTGTCACGCCAATATTGAATTTTCCACGGGGCTGGAACTCATTTGGAATGGATACCTGAATAAATAGTTCAGGTTGTGCCGTAAGGTTTGCTGTAAGAATTCTGCTCTTGATTTCCTTGACCATAGGACGACTTTCGTCATCAAGCATTGTGTTAGGACAAACGCCCCAACGCATAGGAACAATCTTAACGTCAAACTTGTCCCACTTGATGATATCTGCCGCGATTGCAAAGCAATGGTCTCCATATCCGCTGCGAGAAGCAATCGGACCTTGGATTACACATACTGGTTTGATTTCGTTGCTCATTTATATAACCTTTGTTTTTATTATGGGTTTGTGCCAGCAGTGTTTTGATCATCCTGCTCCGCGAACACGGCGAAGATTTGACTGGTGACATCACCGATCTCGTCCTTGTATTCCTGACCCTTGGCTTTCTTTTCCTTGGCGATTTCTATGCGCTTCTCTGTGGCTTCATATACTCTGCCCTTGGCAGCATCATCGCTGATCGCCTTTTGCTTTTGTTTTTCGTATGTGGCTTCGATTTCGTTCTTGAGTTCCTTGTCCTCGTCGGAATAACTCTTCATCTCTGCCTTCTTGTCCTTTTCAAGCTCGAATAATCTCTTGGTGAGATCATAGATTTTGTCTTTTGCCTCGTCGGTTGATAATTTTTTAGCCATAAGTTTTATTGATTGAATTTTGTTAGCACCGCTTCCTTGTCGATTTTTGGCATCGGGAACCCAACTGAATTCGTGAACATAGTATGCCCAACGTATTCATCGTGGCGATGGATATTGAAACGCTCTCTGCCTTTCCAATTTGACATCATACCATCCAAACCATCAGCCATCTTTTCGCACATACTCTCGGCGCTCAGTTCTCCTGCGCCAAGCATCCACTCTCTTCCCAGCAAGCCATACTCTTCACGCTTTTCCTTGCCGATGAGATACCAATACATGAATGCTTCGGCACAGTCTTCCCAGCGAGCATAATCCGCGAGGATGTATGGAGTAGGAATGCTGCCTTGCATCATGCGTGCGCCTGGAAATATTGGTGTAACCCACTTTCCGTGCTTCTTGTATCTACCATCCGCATTTGTTCCCCAACTGTTGTCAAATTCGTATTTGTTTCCATTGTCGTCGGTGAATCCACATTGATCCTGCAATCCACCTGTAACGGTAACCACAATTGGTGTTCCTGCCATAACGCTCTCGGCGGTTCCAAGACCAAATCCTTCGTTGTCGGAAAGATTTACTGTGATGTCAGCGATGTTATATAGCTGATTCATCTTGTCCGGCAATACTTTGTCGGTGCTGAATACAACGTCATAGTTTGGACAATATGCCTGTTTGCAGGCTGGTAGATCCGTGCCGTTCTCGTCCACAGGATTTGTGTGCAAGAAGAACACGCACTTTTCAGCTTCTTCTTTTGGAAGATTGTCGCAGAATGCTCTGTATGCCAGCAGGATGGTGCTGGTTTGCTTGCGGCGAATGTTGCGATTGTTATAAAAAATAACAAACTTATAATCCTTCTTGAAGTATTGCTTGCGAATAAGTGCAAGTTCACTCTTTTCCGGATCTGTTGTGAGAGGACGGAAAGTCTTGCCATTGATTCCGTGAGGAACATATGTGACTGTGGTTGGCTTGTTCAATGCATTACCGAGTACGCTTTCAACAATGTTCTTGGTCTGCTTGCTGATGCAGCCAATCCAATCGCAGCTTTCATAAAATGCACGATTGTACATTGGGTAAGGAAGATCGTCCCAGATACTATAAAAACCGATAGGTAGCTTCTGGCGAAGCTCTCGCTCGATTTGGTAGAGCCAGCCCCAGAAACGTGGATCAGTAAAATGGAGCAGCGCATCAGGCTTCTCCATCTTGATAACTTCGTTCAGGATATTGGCATCGCCATAACCATCCACCGGATAAAGGCGAACATATGAATCCGTTAGACCAGTAGCCTGATTGGTGGCTTGATCAAGATTCATAATCTTGCCCTTTTCGGGATGGGTGACGCTACCAGCGATCTGAACCCAGTTGTATTTGCCAGCCAGACCCATCACAAACTCTCTTGCCATCGTGGCAATACCAGAATGCATTCTTAGGTCGTCGCACAGCAGGATAATCTTCTTTCTGTCCTTTTGAGGAATATAACCAGTTGCCATATATAACCGTTGTATTATGATTTAAATTTGATTTCTGTCAATGTTTTAAAATGCAGAACCGCTGATTTGTAGGTCCGTTGTTCCATCAATCTTTGCTTTGAAGTCTGGGTCGTTGGTATACAGATATACACAGCGATTGACCAGCTTCTGCAAAGTCATTCCGCTCGACAGTCCAGCTTCCTTAAACGACGTATACTTGTCTTTGAAGAGGTGAACTGATGTGAATGATGTTTCGTGACTTGTTTTTAGTTTCATATATATGTGATATAGTTGTTTTCTCTATATACATATATATGACTTTCACTTTTAGCATATATATAAACTATCCAGAGTTTATATATTACCCTTCTTTGCCATCACAGTAAAGTTTGCCTTCTGGGCTTTTAAGCGTCTTAAACACGCAATACTTGCAGTTTTTACGAGCTTTGCCAGGATTCTTAAGGAACACCGCATCCTTATTATATTCTCCATTAGCATCAAAGCCATTATTTATAAAATCCAAGAAAGCGGTTTCTACTTCACGCATACTTGTCTTGCCATCTGGTGGAGAAATGCGTTGAATACGTTGCTGTGGGAACTCTACATCTTCTAATAGCTTACGCTTGACAACAAAGAACTCGACTTCGATGTCAGACATAGGAATCTTGAATGTCTGGTGATAGAATCGCTTGTAGAGCAATAGCTGATCGATCTTGGTTCTGTCGGCTTTCTGATACTTGTTCCATCCACGAGTGCTGGTCTTGAAGTCAAGAATAAGAATCTTTCCCGTAGCCTTCTCTTTCAACACGATATCCAAGAATCCTTTATATAATATATTGCCATTCCGCATAGGAATTTCCAGCGGAAGCTCTATACCAACAACTTCATACTTCTTGCTTGGGAAATGTTTGCTGCGCTGCGCATATGACAATACGTGATCAAGGATAATCTTACCATCATTTTCAAACTCGGCTATGGTGGCAGAAGTAGTCAAGCCAAGCGCATCAAGCTCATCTTCATTAAGTTTAGATTGCTCTTCATCCGCAATCTTAAGCTCTTTCAACCCTTCTTCAAACGACTTCTTGAAGATGGAAAAAGTGTCGATACCATCGGCTTCAGTCGCTCCTTGGGTATAAAGAACTCGGAGATACTCCTGCAATGCTTCGTGTATGCCTGTTCCGAATACTGTGTGTATGCTGGCTTCGTATGGCGCAAGCTTGTCTATGTATGACAACTTCCATTGCATAGGACACTTCAACCACATAGCATATTGGCTAAAGCTCACGGTTTTGGCTTTCTTAGCCTGTTCTGTTGGAGTAACTTGCGGTTCCTGCTCTGGTTCTGCGTAAAAATCGTTAATAGACATAATGGAAGTATATAGTAAAAGGTTTTATGATGTCAATCATCAAATGGTTATATTTATTTAGATAAATGCCTATGGAAAATAAAGCTTATACCCACATATTGCAGAAAAAAGGAATTCTAAAAACATTTCAGGTTGCAAAAGTTGTGAAAAGAAAAGACATAGACGAGTTGAAAGAGTTGGTGAAAAAAGTCGCGTCGGATGAAGAAGAGTATCATCAATTGTTGAAGGAAGAAATGGCGAAGATTTCGAATATGCACGATGTCAACAATCCAATACCGGGAATCATATATGGTGACGATAGTATATCATCAAAAAGAAATATGATTTTCACGATATCTCAGAAAATCGCGGACAATCTGAAAAAGCAAAAATTCACCAAACAGGAACTTGCTCTGCTGATTTCCTCAGTCATATCAAAGTTGGACCTTGATCAGGAAGATTTCCAGAAATTGAACGAGGAGCTTGGCGAGGAGCTTGGAGAAGACGAAGACGATGAAGAAGATGAAAGTGAATTTTAAATCACTTTGCACTTTTCGATAAAGTCGTCAACATACTCGTTTAGCACCGGATCAAAGATGATCTTGGACATATCCGGTTCATCAACGTGAGGCCACTCCACAATGTGATGCGCCGCACCCTTGATCTTCGGATCATACTGGCGTTCAAATTCATTTGCCGGTTGAACAAACTCCTTATAGTTGACGGTTCCAGAAATGTCTCCATGTTGCTGATGTTGGCGTGTCCATACATATTTGCTGATATGACAGAGTTTGCCGCCCCACTCATCCTTCAACCACTGTAGTTCGTCAACTGGATACTGATCATATCGCACATCTGTGACGATATAGTAATCATAATTGCTGTTTACAATTTCTTGGCTGGCAAGATTGGTCCAGTATCTTCCATTAGTGCGTTTACGCTGCGCATCTCCATACCAAACAAGAAGAGGACGAATCAACGTCTTTTCTTCGGTTACTGGAGTAAACGCGGATATTCCCAAGTAGGTTTTAAGAAACTCATCGCAATGCTGCTTAAGCGGACCAGCGAAGGAAACTTTCTTCACAGTCTTACCCGCCTGTTGAAGTTTCATTTCCAATATGGATGCGAAAGTGTCTTTACCGGAGCGTGCAACTCCTCCCAATCCTATAACCTTTTTATTCATAAATTTAACACCAAGTGCGATGCTTTTCGGCTATCCACTCATCTCCGTCGTATTCCATAATTTGCCACTTTATATTAGATGGAATCTTGACAATCTTAAGGTCAGCAAAATTACCATTGGCTTCTTCACCAAGCTCTTCAATGACTTCAATCAAGTCCGGATCAGTTCTGTCTTCTGGACGTTGCGCAAGATTATGTTTTCCGTAATCAAAATTATCCATATCAAGTGTACTTGACGCTATCCAAAATAGTCCAGTTGGATATCCATCTACTTTCTTGTATGTTATCTTTTCGTTTACACATGCTGACTCAAAGAAATAGCACTTCTTACCTTTCTTCTCAGCGAGTTTCTCAATCGCCTTTGGAGAAAGACCAAATCCGCCGTAATCAGCATTAATGGCGACCTTGATATACTTACTTTTTGCCTTTTGACTTTTTCTTTTTGCTTTCATTATGAACAGATAGTACCACACTCATATATGAAGAGGAAGGAAATTTTTCCCCAAAGTTGAACTTTTTTCCATTGACAAAGAATGGTTTTAGCACTCTATCACCGTTTATGAAACTACGCTCAGTCTCAATATATCCTTGCGCCTCAAGTTTATCCCGAAGTTCAGTGAACTTGGGATGGTCGATGTGGCCAATGGAAGTGCCTTCTATTCTTTCTCCATCCAAAGAATATAAGACAACGAGTTTTTCTTCCTTCACACTGGTTATATACTTGTTGGCTATTCTGAACTTTTTCATACTTCAGTAAGTTCCTTGATTTGCTTCTCGTTATATCCGTATTTTGATATGATGTTTTGGATATCATCCTTTGTCAACAACGAAATATATTCAAGCACATTTCGTTCGCTGTCTTGGAAATGGGCGGACAAAAGCGACAACAGTGCGGGATTATATTTCTCGCTCTTGCTCTTGATATATGGGTAGAACGCTCGCTTCTTGGGCACGAATGCAATCAGCACCTTGTAGAAGTCCTTGGGAGACAACACACTGCTATATTTTTGAACTTGATTCACACCGTCAATGAGTTCTGGTTGCATACTCAGAAATCTGCATACCATAAAGCTCGACCAACTCTTTTTATCAGCCTCGGAAAGCTTGTCAAAATAGTCAGGGTCTTGCTTTTCACGGATGTGATTGATGTGATCAAACAACCCCCTTGGTTTTGGGGCTGAGTCGGTTGCTGTTGACTTTTTTCTTGGCATTTTAGGATTAAACCCATACACGTTTATCGTATTGCACGAACGTAGTCAATCCAAATCCGTTCTTGGCATTTGACCAAGCACCGGATTCATTCTTTGACGACGCTATCTTCGTGAATGGCAAAGCGTTAGCTGATGGCTTGGCCAAGTAAAACTTGGAACCAAGGGCCAACTTGCCAAATTCAATTTGTTTTGTTGTTTCGTTCATATTTCTTTTCCTCTGCGGTTTTCGATTCCAATGTCTTTTCCATATTCAATACCAGTCTTCTGATGTCATTCTCGATTTTATGGAATCGCGACTGATACTCAGTCTCTTTCTTGTCCAGCTTGTCCGTTTTTACGGATTGTCTTTTTAAGTTATCAAATACAACTCTGAGTGTGTCTGTGATGGCATTTCCTGCCTCCGAAAGCTTTTTGTTATGTTCGGATGACTTCTCGCCCAACATCTTTCCAAGTTTACGCAACTTGATTATCAAATATACATCAAGCCCGATCAACAAAGAAAGTATAATATAGACTATTGTTTCCATAAAAAAGTGCCAAGATTATATGTCTTGGCACAGTTGTTGTCAAGACGCGAGCATTCCTCTCACTTCGGTCACATTATCCAAGAAGTGAATCCAGCTTGGATGATGTGCGATTTGAATTGTGGAACTGACCGGTATCGGAGGCGGGGCTTTTGGCTTACGAATAAGTTTAAGACCTGCCTGATCTGGCGTCTTGTCTGCTTTTTTGCTATTGATATCTTTGTGGCACCACACCATATTTTCAAAGGTGTTTCTACCACCCTTGGTGCGCGGAATAACGTGGTCTATATTACCTTCCTTCCAGCTTAGTGCCTTACCTGTATACTGGCATATACCACCGTCGCGTTTGCGGATGCTTTCCTTGGTAGGACGAGGTGTGATAAGAGGCATCTTGCTGTAATTTGGCTGGATTATGACACGTGGCGCACGAATTGTCATATTCGATGTGCGGATAGCAAGGTCATAATCCCTGATAGGCAACTTCTTCCAAGTATCCCAATCAACAGGCTGAACATACTCGGGATTATCCCAATCCACATTACCATTTTCATCAACCGCAAAATTCATATCTATGGCAAGAGCGGCTGGATTATTTCCATCCGATCCACCAAGCATAGCAATCAGCGCTTCCTTAACTGTCTTTGTGTTAAGAGCTTGCCATAAGCCGTTTAGGCATAAAACTGGTTGATTGACTACATTCATAATATATCCTTTACAGATATAACTATGCTCTACTTTCTATAATAAGTCAAGGCTTATTTTGATACAGGAATAACTTTATCTATTCTGAAGTATGGATCAAAGTCCACTTCCATATCGTCGTCGAACAAAATGATGGTTCTATTGGCCTTGTGCAATACGTGTGTCACTTTCAGTTTCTTTTTGGTCGAGGATATAACGATATCCCCAACTTCAAGTCGCTTTGCAATTTTATCAATGTATACTGTTTTTGTTTTCATCTTAAATAAATATCAATATTTTGTGGCAAGGTGCCAATAACCGCAATAGGTGCATTTGTAAGGTGTTCTATCCGAACGATATTCCATACGTATTCTTTTTGCATCACGAAGAGCATCACTGCGAGACACATAGTTTGTTTTAGTCTCACAGGATGCTTTGTGATGATTATTTGAGGACTTGGTATAAGATTTTCGTATAGTCATCTTTTCCTACGGGCTTGCCGTCAAGTATTTTGAATATTATGGCTGCTCTGCCTGTGCTTCCATATGCTTGCAGAATTTCCGCAGCGGCATTTTTACGAGGCATTTTTACACGAGCAGATGCGAACTCAAATAATGCACCCATTATCTTATGCACTTCTTTCATAGCATCACAGATACGCGAGGCATGTCCAGTTGCCATTGTAGCAATCTCAAAGTCAAACTTTTCAGTAAGATACTCAAAGAATTCTGGATAGCCTGTTGGCTCATGTGATAATGTATGACGAGGCAGAAACCAATCAATGTAAACATCAATGATTTTGTCTATGCTTGATACTTCCGACTTAAGCCTATGAAGCATGAGATAATGTGCAGACTTTATCTTTAGAATATATTGCTCATTGTTGTAATATAAGCAGATACCTTCCTTATCGCGCATATCTGCCACAGCCTTCTTCATATCTTCTATGCTGTCATATGAATATGTCTGTGGACGACGAAGTTCCATATTTTCCGCCAAAATGTTCAATGAAACCTGCGATACGAGGTCATAATTATCGTGGTATATCACACCAATTAGAGCCATATCCGGTTCATTGCCGTAATCAAGCACGATGCGATTGGTGGGAGTCATCCATTCAAAGATGTATGACTCCGAGTTCTGCACAGAGTCCAAGAAAGCCTTGAACTTCGGATACTTGTTAAGTAAAAAGTCAACTTCATTTCCGTTTGGTTGTGTGCGCACATCAACTGTTCCGCGAGTACGTACAACGAGATGTCCCTTATACTTTGAGAATATAAGTGTAGAACCATCAAGCTTTTCCATCAACTTAGAATTTTTCAAAGAAGCTGGGGTGGGAAACAAGTCCGGCTTCTCATCAAGGTTAAAAAACTTCTTGAATGATAATGATACAGGATTGCCTTCCGCATCCCATAAAGAAGAACGAAATATAAGATTGTCCTTGTTCCACGCAGTCCCAAACGGCACAGGCTGAACAAGAAAACAATCGTATTCACCAACCTTGTGCTGGTGAACCATAAAATTGGTTCGATCTATGGACTGGATGTCTATTTTCACAATGCCATAATATAATAAGATGGCATATTGTCAATAAAAATCCCACGGCTTTTGACCGTGGGATTGAGTTTTGTCAAGTATTTATTGCTTATTCAGCAATAGCGGAGCGCAGAGCGGCAACCTGACGACCATCAAGACGGATCTTGGTAAACTTACCAGTCTCCGGATTGTTAGCAGAGAGAGTGAGATAAGTAGAAACACTCTTCTTGTTAGCCTTGGAGAAGTACAGAGCAAAACCATCGTTGATGACGGTTGTAGCTGTCTTCGCGCCGTTATGTGTATTTGTAACCTTTTTCATATGTTTATGTTGTTTTGTTTTTTATTATTCTTATGTTGAATAAGATAAATACAAGTATGCAGATTATCCCACGATTGTCAATACCTTTTCGCGAGAAATCTTGTTAATTGCGATTTCTTTTAGTTTGAATTCGAAGTCAAGATGTAGCGGATCTTTGTGGTTCGCATAAATAGCAGGAAGCATCGTGGGAAAATCGGCGTGAGCACGCGGATTCTTGCCAGCCAGAGACTCGCTGAAATGGAACAACGGAACAACATCTTTCGGCCAAGTATTGAGGGCAAGATGGAATGCGTGTGAATCGGATTCCCCGCCACTATTACAGAGATGGTGAAGATTGTCAAAAGTAATGGGAATACCGGCACGCCTATAAACATGATTGTACAAGTTCACTACTGTCCAACTTCTCGGCTTGTCCTCGTTTTCAAGCACAAGACGGCTGCGAACAGACTCACTCATCAGTTGATATGATTCCAAGAATCTAATAGCGGCTTCGTCAAAGTTGCCATCATTCCAACAGTTCATATGGATGTTGATTGGTGCCTCATATGAACGAGGAAGATCAAGCATATCCATGATCATAGCGTGTTGTTCCAAGTCTCTGATGGAATTCTTGCGAGTATTTGGATTGGGACTGGCGGGAACAACAAACTGGTCTGGATGCATACTGCATCTGATACCATATGCTTTTATAGTGGCCGATGCGTCGTAAAACTCTGCAATAATCTCATCTGCATTATAGAAATCATTCACACCGAACTTGAGATCGGGATGTGTCATCAATGGGAACACATTGCTGCCAATACGATAGTTCCAGCCTTCCTTTCCACATTCTTTAAGAATAGCGTGGATAGTTCTGATATTGTTCAGCGAACGGTCAGCAAGAACCTTCATCGCCTCCTTCTTACCCAATTTCTTGTATTGGGCATATGTCATTACATTGAACTTGATCTTCTGCTCCTGCAATCCTGTATGGATGCAGCACAAAGATGGAGTAATATTAGATGGTAAAATCATAAAATACATTATGCACTATTTTGATAGTTTGTCAAATGGGCAATAAAAAAGGACACCATTTACGGTGTCCTTTTTTTAGTAGAACTGATTGTTTATCAGAACTTTACGCTCAAACCACCGGAGACACCGTTGATGGTGTTACCAGCAGTGAATAGACTGTCACGGCGTTGGTAAACATCGGCGGAAACTGTGGCTCCCTTGATGTATGTAGCAACTCCGAGACCAGCAATGACGTACTGCTTGCTGTCTTTGAACGCGGCGATTGTGGCTGCGGTAGGATCATTGAATCCATATCCAAGAGCAGGAACGAGCTTCAGGCTATTGAAACCAAATGGCAATCTGACATTGGCTTGTAGATTGTTGGTGTGGTTCTTTAGATCGGCACGAGCCAATACATCCCAAGTGAACTTGGTGTTCTTTACACCACCGCTCAACTTAGCAAATGGTTCTACGCTGCTGGCGTATCCATTGCTTTGGGCTGTCTTTGAAAATGTGTGGTATGTACCACCAAAAGTCAAATCAGCAAGGGGGGACGTGAACTTGTATCCAATGTTTGTATCAATGCGCTTGAACAAGCCAGCGGCAGCAGTACTTGATACCGTGGTCTTTCCTACGGTAGTTACTGTCGTCTTGTCTTGCAAGGTATTGAACGTTGTTACGCCAAGGACGAAGCCAGAAGCTTCCAATTCGGCACCAGCGATGAGAACGTTCTCAAAAACCAATGTACCCTTGTCGATATAGTTGGTTAGATACTTCGCATCAGCCGTAACGCCAACAGCGGCGTTTAGTGTAACAGCGGCAAACAATGCCGTAATTAGTGCTAGTAGTTTCTTTGTCATATATATTTTATTTAGTTTATTGTTATATACTTCACTTTCGTAAAGTATAGATAACTATACGCTTGCGGCTCGTTTCGTCAAGAAAATTTTTGAACGTATATATTACAAAAATGATAAATTTTATATCAGAAATAGTTTCTTGTCGGAATACTCTTGGCGTTACTCAATTGCAACCAACGTGAAGGTGGTATTCCCCTGCAATCTGTAGCCGGGGAGAGTCGAACTCCCGTGCTATATAATATACATACAAACATATACAAGCTTATCTCTTATAATCCGACAATGTTTGGTAGAGCACCACATTGAAGTTGAGAGTTCTGTATTGACTCGCTGTTATTACCGACTCTCTGCCTTATAA